TCACTGCTCCGCTGCAACCGGCAGCCCCAAAGGCTCGCTCTGGGGCTGCCTGTCCACTGTGTCGTAAACGTGAGAGAGCTCTTCGATGGTCGTCACAAGGTGACGCACCGCATGCTGAACCTCCACAAAGATGTCATCCGACGCGACGCCTGCGCAGGTGATCCGCTGAACAATGCTCTCCAGTTCGGCACCGCCCATGCGCCTGCCGGTCAGCACATACAGAACATCCACGCCTACATTGGCAACCGCTGCCAGATAATCGGCCTTTGGAACTCGCTCGCCACTTTCATACCTTCCCTGTGCATTCGCAGCGACGCCTCCGAAGTGTCCCAGTTCACGCTGTGAAAGCCCCAGACGCTTGCGCTCCTGCTTCAATCTTGTGCCTATATCGCTCATGTCCCTGCCGTCCATCCCCACTGTGAAAATCAATTCTCAAATCGAATCGTCCATGGATCGCCCGAGCCTGCCCGAGCGGACTCACTCACCACCGCTCGTCAGGGCCTTCAAGCGCCCGCCTCACTTCTCATCACGCACAGACTTTTCTCCTATAACGCCTGGAGGATTTCAACTGGCGCTTATCGGATCGACCCTGGCGAACAGGCAAAAGTGTCGAGAGATGTGTCAGTTCGGACCGATCAATTGACGTCCGGTAGTGCCTGGACGGCGGCTGCCCTCGCCACTCAGCCGCCCGCCACGCAGAAAGGACGTCGTAGCCCCATGATTTCTCGAAGGATTTTTTCGACGCCTGTGTCACATCTTGTACGCGTAGAAGCGTGTGCGAGCTTGCTTAGGGATGGCGAGATGTATATATTCCCCGCTCTTGGCGCTACCGCCCCGATGGCGAAATTGGTAGACGCAAGGGACTTAAAATCCCTCGTTCTTTGAACGTGCCGGTTCGACCCCGGCTCGGGGCACCATTTAAAATCAAAGGGTTAGGCAGTTTTCTGCCTGACCCTTTTTTGTTTTTGCTCCGCAATTTTATTTAGCGCTCCGCAATCCACCTTTTTCTCCCCCCCCCCAGGCGTCCTGCCGACGAACACCACTCCCCAAATCCCGAACGCTCGACTACTGTATGCACATACAGCACTCAAGAAGTACCTACCATGGACCAGAAAGTGAGCCAGCTCTTGGAGGACTGGCACAAGTTGTTAGATTCAGAGAGCACGTGGCAGTCGCCAGCCTCCTGCTACCGATACCTCATGTCGATCGCTGATCGGCTTCAAGCCTTGGCAGCAATCGACACGATGGAGCGTTTCGAAATGATGGAACTGGCAAGCGCGGCATTTTGTTACCACGTCGAGGCGAACCCTGAAGAGTGGCGCAGCCCTGCTTCGAACTACGCGATCTTCAACGAGGCACGTATTCGGGTCGGAACGCTGCTGGGCAGTAGATATATCCTGCACGGTCCCGAGGTCGAACCGGACCACAAAGCCTATTTGGCCATCCTGCGGGACGACAACACGCTGCTGACTCACACGCATCAGCTTTACGGACGCCTGGACGACCGGTATATCAAAACCGAGACCGGTCAGAGGGTGGTGCTGGTCGAGCTGAACCGGCAGTTTTCAGGTGTGATCCGCACGCGAATAGACGATCCTGATCAGTACCGGACCATCATCGAAGCGGCAACGCTTGCGCTTGAGTCCGGAGACCTGGCCCAGTACATCAAGTTGTGGGAGCGCGAAAACTTCTCCGTCTACCGCCAGTGCTCACGGTGCTGTGATCGCTTCGAGCTGCGCGATGACTGCACCGACTGTTCTGGGCGCGGGTTTGTTGAGGACCCGCAATGCCCGAGCAAACTTCCGCGCAGATGGGGCTGTCAACAGAAGACAAACGCCGCATAGCAGGTCAAGTCATGTGTGGAAGGATTGTTCAGAAGGCAGGAATGCCGGAGTACTTCAGCGAGCTAGCCCCGCGCTTTCGGATACTGAGCGGCTACGATGGCCAACCCATCGGCCGGTACAACGTGGCGCCGACGACAAAGGTCAACATCCTGCGTGTGGCAGACGACGCGGTCTATGTGGACCCGGTCAAATGGGGATGGGCGCCGTTCTGGGCGAAGGGGAAGCGGCCCGACCCGATCAATGCCAGGGTCGAGACGGTTGCTACGGGGAAGTTTTTCAAACAACTCTGGCCGAACGGCAGAGTGCTTGTTCCCAGTGATGGGTGGTTCGAGTGGGTCAAGGACGAACACGATCCGAAAAAGAAACAGCCCTACTTCATCCGACTGAAAAGCCAGGCGCCGATGTTTTACGGCGCCCTCGCCCACGTCACACCTGGTCTTGAGCAGCACGACGACGACGGCTTCGTGATCATCACCGCAGCGAGCGACCAGGGCATGGTGGACATTCACGACCGCCGGCCATTGGTGTTGTCGCCGGAGCTGGCCAGAGAGTGGATGGATCCGTCCACGGATGCGATCAGAGCAGAAGAAATCGCGAAGAAATGCTGCCGGCCGGTTGAAGACTTCGAATGGTTTCCGGTGGGCAAAGAGGTGGGAAATGTGCGCAACCAAGGTGCGGAGCTAATTGAGCCAGTTGCCAGGCCCTGAGTGGGAACGTAGCCAGAGCAACGCGGGAGAATGCGGACACCCGCGTACAGCTCAGTCATCACCCCGAAACAGGGCGACCGCCAATCCAATCAGCGTCGTTGTCGCGATTACTCCTATCATCGCCAGTGTGTAAGCCTCTGCCATGTTGCTGCTCATCATCTTGGTGGTTGGAACCGCTGTTCGGCCACCGTTCGTTGATCAGCTTTGCGACTAGCAGTGATTCATCAATCACCCGTTCTGCGCTTTCAAACAAAAGCATCGGTGGCATTTCAAGATAGCTCGCCACATCAAGCTTGGCCTGTACCGCCAAAGCGTACGGATCAAAGCCAAGCCGGAATGCCGCATGAAACACGGCGACGAGCGTGTTGCAATACACTCCATCTGCAGTCATGCCCATGATCGCTCCCGAGTCGTTATTCAGGAACAGCCCCACCTTGCGGCTGCCCCACTGATGACAATCAGTCTTTCCATTCAAGGCCCACGGTTATCTGGCATCAAGTTTTTGGCGATCAATGCCCGACCTCCCGTCGGTATGCTCCTGGAATGTTGATTTTTAAGGAGTTGCTCGCCGCTTCGCAGGCTTGGCCAGCTACTCTGAGCTGATCAGCGTAGCGCGCCAGCTCTCCCGCTCGCGCGTCAGCCCGGCTGAGCAGGTCGGAGAGCACCATGGCGGCGCGGGTGGCATTCTTGCCTCGATCGGCAATTCCGGGATCGCTGGGCACGCAACTAGCGGAGGCAGCCAGCTTTCCTGCTTCACTGCGCAGCCGGTCGCCAGCAGCGTCAGCGCCAGCGGCATCAGCCAGCGCAGCGGTCTGTTCTTGTCTCGCATCATTTGCCACCTGGTTGGCCGCCTTCTGGCGGCGCTGCTCTTCGGTTCGGTATTCGGTCGTGGTGGTGGCCAAGGCCTGCGATTGGTCGCCGATCTGCTTTGACCACTTCGCCTGCCACGCCAGATCGGTGACAGTCACGCCGTGCCGGTAGGCGCCATACAGCGCACCGGCCAATGCCAGCAGGATCAGCAACAAGCCGACTGCCTTCCACGGCAGGGCCTTCACGCCAGAACCTCAAGCGCTCGGGCGGAGAGCGCCTGACGATCGGCCAAGCAGTTCGTACCGCCGTTGATGCGGCGGGTGATGGTCACGATCTGGTACTTGCTCATCGCTGCATTGAGGACGGGTGCATAAACGCCGGTTCTCTGGCCGGCGTTGGGGGGGATCTGCAGCAGTTGCTGCGTTGTATACGGCATTTGGGCTTCTCCAGGACAAAAAATACCCGTTCTATGGCGGGCGTGTTGATTCGATGTTTTTAGCCTTTTTCTGCAGATTTCAGAACTCGAGGTATGCTTGAGCAAGTGAGCCTCCAGGAATACCCACGCAAGGTACCTAATGAAGAAATCCAGCAGTATTACCGCTCTTCTGACGAGAGCCGAAAAAGATTTCGATATACTTTCTGAGGAATATCGAGAATCCTTACATGAAAAAACAGTTAGAGAGGACCTAAAGATATCGATAAAAAATGTTTTTGAGAATCTAAAATCTTGCCTTGACTATATTGCCCGCGACTTATTTCTGAGCTTATGTGCTCCTGCAAAACAAAAGCCTAATCTGTATTTCCCCGTAAGGGGGGGCGGAATAGCAGACTTTAGCGCCACGATGGAAAAAGAATTTCCGTTCTTAAAGGCGCGCGCGCCGAGGATCTGGGAAATTCTTGAGCAAGTGCAGCCTTATCATAAACCATGGCTAGGACTATTCAACGAGCTGAATAACCATAACAAACATCAAGAACTCGTTGAGCAAACACGTACTGAAATAAAGAGAACTGAAGTGAAAAGTCCACACGGCGCTGTCTCTTGGTCAAGCGGAGTAACTTTTTCATCAGGAGTTTCAATACTCGGCGTCCCGATTGATTCCACAACACAGATGCCCATACCTAATAGCTTGGTAACAGCACAGGTCACCATCTATGTAGGTTTTCGTTTCAGTGAAAACAACGAAGAAGTTTTAGACTTCGTAAAACGATCAATTGATGGGGTAAAAAGCATCTTTAATGATCTCAGCAAAGAAATATGAGGCCAGGCCTCATAGGTCGCGCGCTCTCAATTCCAGTAGTTCGGCGCTAACGCACCGGCCACGGCCAGCAGGATCAGCAGCGCGCCACCGACCCGGGCGTAAAGGCCGGTCACGCCAGCACCTTCAGCGCCCGGTCGTAAAGCGCCTGCCGATCGGCCAAGCCGTTGGTGCCGCCGTTGATTCGCTTCGTGATAGCGAGAAAGTCGCCCTTGTCGGCCAGCGAGTTCAGGCCACGGCTGCCCCAGTACCACGCCGCCGACATCGCGGCATGCTCCGGTTGCTCGAGCAGTTCCGGGTGATGGATCAGGTCCAGGCCCAGAGCCTCGCCGCATTCGGCATAGTTGGCCCGGCCAGTGACCTGAATCAGCCCGCGCCCACGGTAGAACTGACCGTCGCCGTCGGCCTCTGGCGTGTTGCCAAGGCGCTCGGCAAGCTTGCCGGTGTCGTACTTCGACAGGTACTCGCTGCCGCCCAGCTCGCGCACGTAACGCAGCTGGCCCGACTCATGGCCGATCTGAGCGATGAACGCAGCGATGCGCTCCCGGGTGATGATCTGGTATTTGCCCATGGCGGTGTTCAGGGCTGGAACAAAAACGCCGACTTTCGGGCCGGCGTTCGGGAGGATCTTCAGCAACTGCTGCGCTGTGATGGGCATTGGGTTTTCTCCAGACGAAAAAAAGCCCGCTCAGTGGCGGGCATCGGAAGTTCGGGGCGATGTTACTCGGCGGGCAGTTGATCAGCGCCCTTGTCCAGCGCTACGACAGACATGGACGCGTCTTCCTCGACAGCAGAAGGTGCTGGTGCTGGTGGAAATTCCGGCATGAAGATCGGTGCGGGATCTGGCACCAGGATGTGCAGAGTTATCATGTGAATGAGATCGTAGGGCTTTTCATTCTTGGTGACAGTTACTGTGATGATGCCGTCCGAGAACTCAATCTCAACGTCAGCTTTTCTGTCGACGTTGTTTATTGTATATCCCCATCCAACGTCAACTGGCGGAAATGGCACCATTCCGAGCGAGCCTTTTACGGTATAGACGCCTGTGGAAAGTCTCGCGGATTCTACCGGAGTATCACCCTGCGTAACGAAGTCATACGTTTCGCCGGTTGCGCCGAGGATGTTGATCGCAGCTCTTGCCATTTTTATATCGCCTTAAGTGTGCCGTCTGATTGCTTGGATGTGTTTTGAGTTGTATAGAATTTGCTGGTGCGCCACTGGGCACCCTGTGATGGGTTTGCGATGGACAGCAGGTAAACGTCGCCGTCAGTAGTGAACTGCACCACGTTGCGCCATTCGTTTGCGCTGCCCTTGATTCCCAGCGCAACGCCGTAGGAAGAAGCCGCGCCCGCTGCAGGTGAGCCGTTGACGAGCTGGTACTGCGCAGCCTCGAGAGACCTGCCATTCATGTTGTAAAGATCAGTGACAACGGGAAGGCTCGATGCTGCGGGTCCGTACCATGCGCCCGACTGAATCGGCATAACATTCCCCGCCGCTACACCGAGATTGGACGTTGATGTCGTACCAAGCCCCAATCCCGCTCTTGCCGTAGGCTGATCGGTTCCGCCTGTACCACCTTTACTCAGCGGCAATACGTCATAGTTTCCGGTGGTTCCCAGCGCCGCCAATTTTGCGCCGAACTGGTTTACGAATGCTCGAAGTGCGTCCGCAGAATCCTTTACGTAACCCTGCATTGGTGCGATGGCATATGTGCCAGCCCCGGTGGTGGCTCCTACATAGTTTGGCGAGATGGATATGGCAGTGTTACTTGCGGCGTTCGTTACTTCATAAACTCGCCCATCGGGGCCTATGAAAGCGTCACCTACTCGGCTGTTGGCGATGAACGCCGTACCCGTGCCAATAACGGCATTTGAATTTTGGGTGACGGAAACCGTACCGGGTCTGTACCAGGGCATGTTTTATACTCAGTAATGTTTTTAATCAGACATTCATCTTTGCGAAAACTGCGGGCAAAAAGAATGCAATCGGATTGGATGCCGCAACGGTAATTGAATATAGAGTTGAACCGGGGAAATCCCACCAGCATGCAATCTCTCTTGCAATTGCGCTACCTGCGTTAAGCGGCATGCCGAATGAATTTATCAAAAGATATTCATTTTCAGGGAAGTTGAAATTTACCGTGTAGTAAATTCGCGTGAGTCCTTGGGACTCCAAATCAGACTTTACGAAACTCCAGTTTTGGAACGATCTGGTGAAGTTCGCGCTGACTGTTCCTGTGTCGAACAGCAATTTGCTTGCCCCGTCCCATATCCTCATGCCAAAGCCTGATACAGGCTGAGCACCGAACGCCGCTACAAAATACCTGCCGTTGGGCTGGGCTGTGTTCACGTTGTAGGCTCGGACATAGAAACCCGTCCAGTTTCCAGCAGATCCTATCAGTCGCATTCGACACAGGCCCGCCACAGCATTGACTGAGTCCGGCCTCACGAACACTAGCGGCGGTTCCTGCGATGTAACGGCGACAGGAAAGTACGTTGTCGAACCAAGGCCGCTCTCTTCGGTCGGCTGAAACCTTCCGGATGCAATAACCGAAAGTCTCGCAAACTCAGAATCAAGCGTGACAACGTTGTTATTGTTGGTGAACTGAACACCGTAGGCCATTAGCTAAACCTCATGACTATCAACCTCATCGTTCCCGATGCCACAGTGCTGGCGGCAAATGTTCTTGTATGGTTGTAAATTCTTGCAACACCATCAAGCAGCTCAGTTTCGAACTGCTTTTGATTTTGGTCATAGGTGCCGTTTGGAATTACGATAGCCACGCCATTACTTGGTCCAACACCTGGAACAGAGAAGTCCTGACTTGTTTTGGTGTTGCCAGAAAAGCTAACAAGTGTCGAAAGTGCAACTCGTATAGTGAATGAGTTCTCGTCGAGCTTCAGCGCTCCATCGGCGCCCCATACCCTGATTCCGTAGCTCATGCGTCAAGATTCCCCCACTGGTAGCGTTTCACGCCGTTCTGGTCGAAGACCTTGCCCCCTGCGCCATTGATGACCTGGCGTGCCCCGCCACCCAATTGAGAGTTGATTTCGAACGTGCCGTCTTTGTTCAGAACCCAGCCCTGCTGCCCTGGGACGTAGTTGCTGGATCTGAGGTCGCCGACTTTCGCGTTGGTGATCGTGCCGTCTTGAATGAATGCCGAGTTAATGAACACTTGCCCGTTCTGCACGGCGAACGGAACCGAGATAGACCCGCCAGCCATTGAGTTCACCACGGCAAACCGATCAGCGCTGACCAGGAACTGGCTTTGCAGGCCTGCTCCGGTGTTTTCGATCCCGAGACCAATGCCTGCAGCGATGTACTGCCCATTCGCTGCAACCTGCATCTTCACGGACCACATGGCGTTGAGCTTGCCGTTGGTGGAAGCCTGGGCTGTACTGACCGTTTGTACTGCAGACGATGCGTCGTTTGCCTTTGCCTGCGCGGTGTCTACTCTTGTCGACAGTGCGCCATCAGCGCTCGCCCTGGCTGTGGCCTCGGACTGGATAGCAGCCTGATTCGCGCTCTGATTGTTATTCACTGTCGCAGTGAGCGTCGACAGCTGCTGGGACGTCGCCTGCTTGTCCGTGGCAATGGTCGTTTCAACAACAGTGATCTTCGATTCATTCGTCCCGACGCGGGAATCAAGCGAGGTGATGCGCTGGACCTGGGCGAAATCCTCTTCTGCCCTGACCCGAACTTCCTGTGCGTAGCTTGCCGTGGTATCCCAGCCCTTTAGCGCGTCCTGCAGGTCTCCCTCACCATTGTCGTCACGGTACTGGGCCTGAACAGCGCCGAGCTGCGACGCTGTTGCAGTTGTCTTGCCATCGACTACCGAGATGTCTGTCGTGTTCTTCGTGATCTGCGCTGCAAATCCATTCGCTGTGCGCACGGTCTGGCCGGTGTTGACCCAGTACAGCGGATTAGGCGGGCCGTTAGACCCGTCCGCCTTCGCTGGAACCGGGTCGATTGCCGTCCACAGGTTGTCCCCCACGCGTACCGTATTGTCCCGCACGTAGGCATCGGTCGGCACGTAGACCAGCGCATCAGTGATCTCGCCGATCTCGGTCTTGAGCTCGTCCAGACGCTCGTTGACCGAGCCGGGGCCGTTTCCGTCGATCAGGTCGATGCGGTCCAGCAGGTTTTTCGCCAGCTCCGTCTCGCTGATCTGATCAGCTATGAGTTGCAGGATAGGCCCAGCATCGCTGCTGGCCTGCCCCATTACGCCGCTGCCGACTGGATACCACGGGCCGATGTTGCCGGTCCGATCCACCAGGCGCGCCCAAAAAAAGAAGGTCACGCCAGCCAGCAAACCTTGCATCACGTGCTCTGATTGCGGGTATGCAAGGTCGCTCAGTTTTGTGGCCTTGGCCAGATCAGTCGTCGGCCCGTACCAGATTTCAGTTCGCTGCGTATCTTCCGCACCAGGTGGGAAAGTCCACTTCAGGCCGATGCCGAAAATCAGCGAGGCTGCTGTCAGCGATGTCACGGCAGGCGGCAATCCCTCCTTGCCCTTGAGCTGAGTCAGGATCGAATTCCGCCAGCTCGACGAGATGTCATAGGCGCTGACGGCACGCACACGGGCGAGATAGGCACCGGCATAGATGCCAGTGATGTCGACGCTGGTAGAGCCGGTACGCTGTACCTTGATCCAGTTGCCGTTATCCCTGCGCCACTCCACGTCATAAGAAACCGCGCCAACTACGGCGGGCCAACTGATAGTCATGGTGGTTACAGCCAATCCTTGCGCGATCGCACTCGTGGAGGTCAGCGATACACTGGCAGGCGCCGGAACAACGGTGATCGGAATTACGCTGATAGGGCGCTCTTCCAGCCGCGCCCCGGTGTCGATGTAGCCGAATTTGCTCGGCTCGTATTGGAGAGCGGTAATTGCGTACTCGCCTTCCACGCTGCGCTTTACGCTTAGCACCCTGTACAGAGGGATCGCCAAGTCATCGGCATCCAGCGCCCACTGCAGCTGGGCGGTAGGCGTCTCGCTGTAAGCGACGGTGACGGTAATTGCCCTGCCTACCACCGACTGCACGGTCCGGCCTTCAGCTTGGCCGCTGGGCAGGTTGACGATCAAACGGTCACCGGCTTTTGCCAAGGTGTCGCGATCGAGCGTTACTACTTTTCCAGCAGCACCAGCAATACGTCCGCCGATCTCCCGGCCGGCCAGAAGCGAGTCAGCAACCGGGATGATGTAGCCAGGCAGCGGAATCGCGCCTTCCATACCAGTGCTGAAGCTGACAGTACGGTCTTGGTTGTTGCTCATCACGACCCACTTCCCACGGCGCTGCGCCTCGGAAGCGCGCGTACAGCCAATGGCAGTGAGTTCAGTGGGCTTGTCGCCGAAGCGGCGTTGCAGCAGAGGGTCTGCAAATGGAATGACGTCTGTGTCGTAGTTGTTGTCCGGGTTGTCGTAGCCGACGATTGCCCGGGTGTAGCGCGTCTTCGCCGAGGCGCTGCCGTATTTGAACTTGCCGTCGATGACGTTGGTGCGAGTGAATACATAATCAAAGTCTTGCGCGCGCGGCATATCGGCCTGCGCCACCAGCTGGCCCTGAGCCCAGTAGGTCGTGCCGCGATAAATACCGGCGATATCGCGCAGCAGCGACCAGGTATCAGCCTTGCCCTGCAGGTTCATGTCGCACAGGAAGCGAGGCTCTACGCCGCCGACTCCATTCGGGACGTCTTGGTCGCAGTACTGCGCAATGCGGTACAGCTCCCACTTGTCGACCATCCACGGCTTAATCCGCTTGCCCAGACCAAACCGGTCTTGGATGCAGACCCCATATGTCACCCAGGCAGGGTTATTGGTCCAGGCCTCTTTCATCGAGCCGTCCCACACGCCCGAATAGGTGCGGGTGAACGGGTCGTAATTGCTCGGCACCGGCCATCTACGCGCCTTGCACTTGACCGTCACGGCCGGGATATTGGTGAACTGTTCGGCATCAAACTCGATGTAGAGCAGCGCCGTGTTCGGATAGCGCAGCTTTGCGTCGATGACCTCTGTGAGCCCGGCCACCAGCATCGTGTCGGCAATCTTGTTGGTGTTCTGGTTCGCGGTCAGGCGGCGGACGCGGATTTTCCAGCCAGATGTTGCCGTCGGCAGATCGATGCGGCGCGATCGCTCGTATCGGGTGGTGGTCTTGCCGTCCACAGCCTCGAGCAGCGCCTCCTTGTAGCTGCCGCCGTCAGTGGCCACGTCGATGGCGTATTCAATGCGGTAGCCGCCGACATTACCTTCGTCGTCCTGCTGCTGTAGAGCAGGCCAGGCCAAGCGGACGCGCACAGCCGAAAGCTGAGTGTTGGTGATCGAGCGAACCCATGGCGAGTCATTGCGCAGCTCGACGTTGACGGTCGTCTCGTTGTCGATCGACGGGATGCCGGGGATGTACGACTGATCAACCGAGCCGGTGCGCCACTCCCATTTCACGTTCTGGAAATTGACGTTGCCGCTGGCATCGTTGATCGGCGTGTTGTCGAGGTAGATGTCGGCAGCCGTCGGCGTGCCTTCAAACTCGCCCTCTCCTACAGCGATGAGCAGCTTGGCCAGGTTGGTCGAGCGCAGGCTATCGGAGGCCTCGGTCGGCGACTTCGGACTGGTACTGCCGCCTTTCTCACCGTGGATATCGATCTTGCGTGCTGCGCCCATGCTTTTCTCCAGGCATAAAAAAACCGCCTCTCGGGCGGCCTGTTGGATTCGTGGTGGTTACGTCTTGTCTTCGGCGTAGATCGATGCAGAGATGATCGCCCCGCCCCAGCGCCGCTCGCCAATGCAGATCGGGACCGGGTTGCCGCTGGCCGTGGTGTTCTTGGCGCTGCCGAAGGCGTAAGACGGGGAGTTTTCCGGTGATGCGCTCTGTTTTAGACCCGAGGCTTGGGGGCTGAGCCTCTGGATTACGCCGCCAATTGCCAAGGCCGCGCCGGTCTGCACCAGCCATGCCTGCCCTGTGTAGACACCAACAGCGATCATCACCGCTCCAATTACTGTCTGCAGTATTCCGCCTCGCTTACTGCCACCAATCACCGGTACGATTCGGATCTCACGAGTTCCGCCGAGCGACAGGGCGTCCACTCCAACGTTCTTTCCATTTCTGAAGATTGCGAAGCGCATACCAAGCTTATCCAGACGGCTGATCTCTTCGGAGAAACCTTGAATGGTCACGTTGAGCGCTCGAAAGACTTCCTGCGACTGACCTGAGTCAATCTGCCTACGATGTACCCGCCCGAATCTTTGCGCCAATGATCCAGATAGCTTGATGGTCGTCATCGGTGAATAGTGGATTGCTGCCATAAAATCCTCGGCCACAAAAAAACCGCCCGGAGGCGGCCTTTTCAAAATATTGACTTACTGGTATTCGACGTAGGGGCCTATATAAAAACCACCCATGTCGCCAGTTATCCTGTAAATACTCTCATGCCCGTTTTGCACGTTCGCAGATATCGTCCTGACCGCCGCGCCTGCACATAATCCAGAGCCCGCAAGGCCAGCTCCAATACTTGGACTGCCAGGCTTCAGGTAAAAGCTCGCGCGCTGACCAGTTCCAATCTTGGCAGCTTTGCGGCCATCCACATAAACCACGATATCGCAGCCAGACCCGACAAAACCCGAATCTCGAATGACAGTAACCTTGCCACTCTCGCCAGCAGGTTTCGATTGATAGGCGTAGAGCTCATCAGATGGCACAGGCTCGGCCTGGCCGACTGATATTGGTGAGGTGGAGCACCCCGCCAGCAGCGCAACAGCCAGTGTCCCTATCAAAATTCGCATAGTGATCCCTCAGTGAGTAGAGCTGAAGCCTAACACCGAGCTGGTCGCCTATCCAGCGTGGCTGAATGACCAGTAACGCGGCTCGCCATCATCATAGTAGCGTTGCGCCTCTAACGAACCGCCTCGGTCCGTTACCTTCAAACCCACGGACAGGGGCAATAAGACCTAGGAGGTCATAGTGAGCAGCAAATGGACGGTAAGCGGCGTTAGCTATGCAAATATGGATCAGCCGATGTGGAACCTGATAATCACCGTAAGAGGGCCGCTAGGAGCCTCAAGCACTTTCTATCCTGTAGCTCCGCCAAATTACGAACAGATGACGCTTGAGCAAATGAAAGCTTATGCGCTTGAGGAATGGGAAAAGGCTACCGCTTGATTTGAGCGCCCTCCTGCAGGGCCGCCACAGCTTGCTGGAGGCTGGCTATAGTTGCCGAGCTGTTCATTTGCTGAGCAAGTAGGGCGTCGAGTCGGCAATTGAGCGTCAGAAGGTCCAGCCTTGCAGATTTCAATTGCTCATCCAGCTCGTCGCTAGGCTGTGCTCGGTTCATAAACTTCTCCTGCGGCCCTGCCGCGTTATTTGTTTTGTTGTGCATTTTTGTGCCTGAGGATCAGGCGGGTTCTGTCCAGCCACGGACCACCGAAAACGATGATCTCGGACGGCCTGCCGTACAGGTGGTGCAGCAGGAACGGGCCGGGGCCGAACACCCCTCCCTCCTCGCCAGTCAGCGATGCGTCGGCGCCGAGATAAATGCCAGCGTGATTCGGGTGCTTGGTGCGCCCGACTTCCATCACGATCATGTCGCCGCGCTGCGGCTGATCAACCCTGACGAACCCGGCCGCCTCATAGTTGGATTCGTAGAGGCTTTCGGCATCTGCGCTCTCCCACCATCCGTCCTTGCGCTTGAATGCTTCGAACTCCAGGCCGAACTCGCGCTTGTACCAGTCGGCACAGACCTGCCAGCAGTCCCATGCGCCATGCACGAACGGGCGCTTCAGTAGCGGCGTATTGCCGGTGGGCACGATGGTGCGCAGGTCGCCCTCGGGCCAGCTGAGGATATGCCAAGGTAGTTCCGTTGCTTCGCACATCGCCAGATCGCGTGGTGATGGCCGACTGGTCGCATCGGGGTGCGAATGGACAACGCCTATCACTGTGCCGAGGTCTTCCGCCGCTGCGTAATCCTCGGGGCTGATGCGGAACTCTTCGTTTGGATCGGTCGCCGTGTTGGAGCAGGGAAAGTACTGCTGCTTTCGCCCCACGCTCAGAAGCAGCCCGCAGCACTCGCGCGGGTATTCCGCTGCCGCGTGCACCTGGATGGCAGCCAGAATGTATTTCAGCATGGTCAGCTCCGCGCGATCAGCGATACGGCGGGGAAACCGCCAAAGGGTACTTCGTTACCAGCACCGAAGCGCGGCGTGCAGCCGCGCGTCAACGTGGCATCGCAGACATCTAGTTCAGGGTTATCGGTGGGCTGCCCGTCTTTGTCGACGTATGGTCCGGTGTAGCCGCAGTTCGGCCCTCGATATCCACCAGTGAGGCACCAATGACAAAGCGTGGTCATCTGCCGGCCAATCGACTCGCCGCCGACGTCGCCCGGGCTGGCCAGCTCCCAACTGACCGTTTCACCGTCCTCATTGGTTTTCTGATCGAGATACCAGACCTCGATAGATTCCTGAGTCGGATCAGCCTCAGGGTTGCCGCCAGGGAAGTTCTCGGCGTCCAGATACCTGCCGAGCGTATGACGCATCGTAAGCTTGAACTCGAGCAGATCCTCGAATGCCAGGCAGAGCGCCGTGATACGTCCGTTGACGTTACCAACTGAAAGCGTGGGCCGGACCGCCGTGCCGTCACCATTCGCTTCAATGCCGTCAATCTGCATTGGCCAGGCACCGTACTCGTTGCCTTGCCACCAGATCGACTTGGCCGGCAACTGATCAGCCTCAAGGCCGACGGCGATCAGTTCGGCTGCAGTGTGCGGAATGGCGTGACCATGAAAGCGCAGGATATCCGCGCCATAGTCAGAACCATCAAGCTCAAACAGCAGTGCTTCGCTGCCCGGCTCAAGCGCCTGAATGTCAGCAATCAACGGCATGAGATGTCCTTAAGGGTGGAAGGCCCGTTCGAACGTGGCCGTCAATTTGAATGCGATACCCCCCATCGGGGTAGGCACTGGATTTTTGCAGGTGAACAGGCCGAGTTGGCCGAGGGGCGTGGTCCAGAGAAATGCTTTCGCTCCGGCGTGCCGATCAAGAAACTCCATGATCTGCAAGACTCTCTCCTTCGTGCCCGTGAAGGTGATTGGATATGAGTCCTCCTTGTTGTTCGGCCCGTCGCCAACTTCCTGCTTATAGCCATTGCCGAACTTGGAGGTGCGCACCCGATAACTGATATCGGGCGCGTCTCCGTGCTGGGTAGGCCAGGTAAACGTTTCAATCGCCATGACTACCTGCCATTTGTGAGCCTCCAGATCGAACCACCAGGTTGCAGCGCGCGAGCGATTGCAGTCTCGGCCTCGGTTTTTGCGGCCTGCTGAATGCCTTTGCCGAGCTGCGTTGATGCCTCCTGGGTGCTCGCACCGCCTGAGTCGCCCGACGTCTGGACCGATACCGAGACGGGGAAGTTGTAAGTATTGCTCCCGCTGCCACCACCGCCAAGCGCGCGCACGCCGAGCTGTCCGCCAGCCGTGCGAGTCAGCGGCATGATTGCCTCATCGCCCGCCTCACCCATAACCCCGACACCGCCGCCAGCCATACCGAACGCCGTCGGCTTGCTGACGATGCTGTTGGTGAAAGCAGCGCCATTGGCGAACATCTGCACACCGTTGGACCATGCACCGCCTTTGGCCTGGGCAACCCCAGACCAGCCGCTCAATGCGGAGTCGCTGTAGCCTGCCGCGCTCGCGCCAGCGCTGGATGAGATAGCGCCTGCTGAGCCTGATGCAAGTCCGTTGCCTGTGCCGCCAGTGAAGTAGCTCGTTGCCGCGCCCACCAGCGTTCCAAGCAATGCAGAGCTGGCCTGACGAGACGCAATCTTGGCCATGTCGGACAAAATTGATTTCGTGAAGTCGCTGAACGAGAACTTACCCGTCAAAGCGAAGTTGGCGACAGAGTCTTCCATGCTGCTGAATGCGTTCGTGAACAGGCTTTTGGTCTGTCCTGCAACATCCCTTGCCGAATCCAGGTAGTTTTGAAAGGCCGACGATGCCCCAGCACTCCAGCTGCCTTGGGCAACGGTCATGTCGTCATAGTTGGCCTGGACAGCATCGCGCAGATCCTTCTGGTTCTTGTTGAGCGCTGCCAGCTTCAGGTTGTACTCGTCGAGGCTCATGCCCCGCGAGCCATCACCGTACTGGTTGGCCAGCTCGACCTTCTGCTGGTTGATCCGGTCATCTACGGAGTTCTGCTGGTCCGTCAGTCCGCGCTGGCGATCACCCATGCCAAGCGTGGCCGCAGAGCGCTGTCCTTGCTGGCGCAGCGTTTTGACCTGCTGCTCTAGGGCGCTGGTGTACGTAGAAACCGCCAGCTCCTGCTTCTTCAGCCTGCCAATCTCACTGGTAGCGAGCACAGAAAGTTCGCTCTCGGCCTTTTTCTGCGCCTCCACTATAGAGGTGCGGGCATCGGCGATCTTCTGATCAAGCTGAACGCGCTGCTCGGCGCTGGTAGACGCCTTTCCGCGAGCAGCCTCAAGTGCCGCTATCTCCGTCTCATAGGCCGATGTCACGTCGCCCTTCTGCTGCTCGATGATCGCCGCGCGCTGGCTCGCATAGGACTCAGCAGACACCAGTCCAGCTTTCTGCGATGCGTCCAGTTCCTTCTGGATGCCGTCGTAATAGCCGGTTATCGACTTCAGCTGGTTTTGCGCAGCATTGAAGGCAGTCAGGTCAACAGATCCGGCCGGCTTTGCAGGATCCTTGTTCTTGTCCTTGATGTTTTGCAGGGTCTTTGCGACATAGTCGGCCTGCACTTTCGGATCGTCGGGGTTCGCTTTTTTCAGAACCTCTACATCGCGCAGGTAGGCCTTCGTAAGCTTGTCGCGTTTCTCGGCATTGGTGAGGTTGGAATCACTGATCAGCTTGAGGCGTTGCTCGGCGGCGATACCCTCTTTCTGGCGCTGGGCCTCGTTACCTTTGGCGGCTGCGATCGCCGATTGTGTTTCGCGCTGCTGATCGAGGAAAGCCAGCTCCTGCTTAATAGCGTTGAGACGCTGGGCCGCATCGGTATCTGTCGGGTCGTAATTGACCTGGCTTTGCGCATAGGCGGCCTGTTGCTGCAGCTCGACTATTTTTTGTGCGTCGTCCTGCTCTCGGCCAATGTTCTTGACCGAGTCGAGCGTCGCCTTTGCCGAGTCGCCTACAGCCTTCCATCCGCGCTCCCAAAGACCGAGGTTCTTTGTGATGTCGCCTGAGCGATCATTGATAGCGTCAGCGTAGGCATCGGTGAGAAGCTTGGCCGCGCCTATCGTGTCGCCTTGCTCTTTGAGCGCCACGATTTGACTGTAAACGGATGCAGTTAGGAAGTTGTACTGATCGTTCAACTCCTTTGCGGCGCCCACGGGGTCTTTCCCGATTTTGACGAACTCGGAAACGGTTTTCTCAACTGCCTTTCCGGTAGCGTCCTCCATCGCTGCAGCTGCATCAGCTACCGTCTTGAAGCTTCCCGATGCGATGCTGCCACTGTTTGCAATTTGCGCCAGTGATGCGGCGGCCTCTCCGATGGTCCCATTGACTGCGGCTACCTGCCGAGCCATCACAGCGAGGCTGCCAGACGTTGTACCAGCGACGTTCCCGGTCAGGATCAGGGCTTTGTTAAAGTTGTCAGTTTCCTTGCTGCCCTGGCTGTACCCGTAGATCAGCGCCCCAATAGCTGCGGCAGCAGCAACAGCGCCCGCCACGACAAGACCAAAGCCGATGGTGAGTGGCGGGGTCGCAGCGTTAAGGGCTCCGGCAGCCTCCTTGGCGTTCTTCGCCGCATCAGCGGCAGTATTTGCGCCCTCAGCCATTGCGCCAAGACCGGCCCCGGCAGCTTCTGCCCCGTCGGCGGCCGCCTTAGCGCCGGTCCCGACACTTTCGAAGGCTTCGCCTACCGCGCTTATGCTCCCGCCTATGCCGAGAATGGATTTGATTTTGCTGCCCAGCACGTCGAGTGTCGGCCCGATGCCACCGAACGAGTCCTTGATCTGCCCACCCTGCTGAAGCAAAACCAGCAGGGGGCTTTGTCCTGCAATGATGCTGGTGAAGATATCCGTGAATTGCTCGGGCAGCTGTTTCAGCGCCTGCTCAGTCTGAGCCGACGATGAACTGGTCTTCTTGAGCGTCTCGCTGAAATCGCCAAGCTTCTGACGGGACGCGTCAATACGGCTGGAGTACTCCTTGAACGTATCGGCATCGATGAGCCCGGAGTTCTTGTATTTCTGCAGCTGTGCCTGCTGCTCATCAAGCTTACTGAGGGCTACCAGAGTGGGGTTGATCTTGCCCAGAAGGGCCTGCAAACCTTCGGCCTCAACGCCGGTAGCGGCCGCTGCCCTCTTCGTCGACTCAGCGAGCTGGTCGGTCGACCCCACCAGCGCATCAGAATCAGCCTGCAATCGACGCCGGAGCGCTGCCAGGCTGCTGACAGAAGAGCTTGAGGCGTCCACAGCCGAAGTATTGCTGGTAACGCTGGTCGTCAGGCGCTGGTAATACTCACTCGAATCCAGCGAGGCCTTGGCCATCGCTGTGAGTCGCGTCATCGCCTGCTCGGTTGTTTCGTTGAGCTTTGTTTCCGCCGTAGTCAGCCCTGTGGCCGATGTAGAGGCCTTGTCAAAACCTGACGAGACGCCCTCGGCTGCCTTCTCTGCACGACTGCCAGCAGCAGCCAGCTTGTCCAGATCGGTAGCGGCCTGCGCGGCATCGCCGGAATCAACCTTGATTCCGAGTTCTGCAATGGTCGTCATGAGCGCTCCGTTATTTCGATTCGCTCATCACGAGCAATGCTTCGACTTCCATCGTGCGGAGGTCGGAAAAGATGCCAGGTAGTTCGTTGCGCTTGATGCCGGCCATGTGTGCCGTGGCGGGGATGGCGGAGTAATCAAGGCCGGAAGCGCCGCCCGGCCCGGTCCGCCACTGAGTGGAAAGCGATTCGAACAGCCGGAATGCCTTCCATGAGTCGGGCCAGACCTCAACTTCTTCGACGGGGATGTCAGCCAAGGTCATACCGAAGGCTGCAAGCTCCTGCTCCGACGGCCCAGGCTCGTACAGCGCCCGGGCCGCCGCCTTCAGTTTCCCAGGCGTGCAGGGTCGTAGGCCGACTGGTATGCGTCGATCACAGCCTGAGGCGCGCCAACGCAAGTGGTCACCAGTGCGGCAACGGCCTCCTCAGTGAACTTGTCGTCGAAGGTCCAGCTGGTCACGACGTCTTTGATCTGCTCGACCTGCAGCGCGATCTCAGACGCGGTCACTTCCTGCCAGGTGATGCCGTCATCAATGCGCTTCGCGTTCAGATCGGCGCGTGCCGTGTTCCAGCGCTCGAACATTTCGGCAAGCGCCTTGCGGTCCATGTACTTGAATTCAAACTCCACTTTCACCGGCGCTTCGCCGATGCGAGGGATCATCACCGGAGCTTTGAATGTCGGGTTCTGGGCGATCTTGATCTTGGCCATGGGTTACGCCACCACTGCCGAGTAACGGGTTGGACGGCCTGCCAGTGACAGGGTCATCACGCGGGTCATCAGGTTGTTTCGACCCAGCGCCGGCGTCGTGGTGATGGACACGTAAGCGTTGTAAACGATGCTGCTACCGCCCGGCAGGTTCAAACGAAGCACACGCGTCTGCTTGTCGTCGTCTGCAGCCTCTACGATAGCGACGTAGGGAAGGTCCGGGTCATCTGCCACGGTAAACGACATGCTGATCGGGTTCTTGGTGGTTGGCATCTGACGATCATCGTCGTCGGCGAGGAAGCCAAAGGTCAGAAACTGCTGGTCACCACCACTGGTGTTTACTTCGGTGATCTGGGGCACCTCGACAAAGCTGGTTACCTTGCGCACTGAGCCGGTGCCTGAACCAGCCGGATATGGCTGCAGATTGGTGGTGTTGATGTTTTCCAGCGCAAACGTACCGCTCAGGCTTTTGGAAACGCGAGTGGCGCGATCATTCAGGCGAGTCCAGCCCGATGTCACAGCGATGATGTCACCGTCGCTCAGGCCGTGCGCAGCGGCTGTGGCCACCGCAGGGTTTGCATTGCTCAGCGCAGTTACCGGGATTGCCGCGCCGTAGGCGGAAGCGATCTGAAGGGTTGCGCCGTTGGGGAGTCTGAAGCCCATGTTGGTTTTCCTCTGTGCAGAAATGACAAAACCCGCTCAATGGCGGGTTCTGGGTTTGCCCAATGGGCGAGTTAGTTGGTGTCGGAGCGGTACTGGAATGAGGCAGAGACTGTCAGCGTGCTGTCACCGGTGATCGGCGGCCCGGGCTCAACCGGCGTGAGTACAAGCACCAAGAACGCGTCCTGCTTGAGCCTGAGGTAAGCCGGGAACAGAGCGGCAATTTCGTCGACAAGACCCTCAGCTTCGCCAGTCCCATTGCCAGCCGGGGTCACAACGTTGATCTGGAACAGACCTGTATAGACGCGATGATCGCCCGACAAGGTGTCGGTACCGGTCCCGGCCGGAAGCATGAACGCTGCCAGATATGTCTCGTCCGCCTCTGGCGTGAAGCTGACGCCCTGATAGGCGATCCTCAGGTTGCGCCCGCCCGCCCACACCGTGAGTCTCTGCTCGAACAGTGAGCGGATTATTTTATGGCTCATACCTGATGATTCCTGATGGCCGCCTCAACGATCTGCTGGAAACGCGCCACGGTGATTCGGACCATGCCGCCCGGCGCCTGGGTCGAATGCCCAAATTCCAGCGGGATGGCGTATGGCAGGCTGTTGGTAATGTAGGCGACGTCACCGGCGTGGAATTCCAGCACACCGTTGACGATGCGCGCGGTGGATCTGCTGCCACTCGGGTCGACCTCTTCCGTCGTGGCTCCGTCTGGCGCGCCAATCCCGAACATCCAGTTTCCACGGAATCGGCCGCCGACGTAATCCTGGCCAGCTACGAGCCCGTTGACGTTGAAGTTCTGGACACGCTCGGTCTTGGTCAACGGCTTGGCGTATTTCACGCCTCGCTTCAGCTTGCCGGACTTCGTGAAGTTCGACTCTGTCAGGTTGATGGCGGTATTCCGCAGGGAAACCTTGAAGTCGTAGTCGTCGGCTACGCGGGTGTTGGCATCGCGAAATGCCAGGTTGGCCGCCCATATCTCAGGATTGCCCACCGGAGACATCCGGATGACGCTGCTGCCTATCTTGATGATGATCTCGCGAAGACTCACATCGACCGCTTCCTTGGCCTGCTCGGCAAATTTGGCGAGGTCGAGGGCGAAGCTGCCGGACTGACCAGCACCTGCGCGGCTCATGAGCGCACCTGCAGCTCGTAGAGCAGTGGTGTGCCTGCCGGGTTGATCTCTTTCAGCGGAGGAATGATCGACCAGGTGCGCCCCTGGACCACCACCTTGCTGAGCAACGTCGGTGGCTGCTCAAGGCCCTTCGCGGCAATCTTCAGCTTCTTGTCGCCCACCTTGATCAGGGTGTTGGTCTGGAACTCTTGACCCGTAAAGTCGAGCAGGATGCCTTGGGCGGTTCGCTCGGTGACAATGTCCGGTACCGTGCCACCCTTACTTGGGTCATAAGCACCCTTTTCAATATCTCGGATGGTGACCGGCTGCCCAAACTCGGTGATCAGATCGAGAGCCATGACGGCCATTTCGTCGTAGAAGGCGGACATTTATATCTCCAAATGCAAAAGCCCAGCGCTATGGCTGGGCTCTATGTATGTGCAGGCGTTTTATCCGAACGATAATTTGACTTTTTTGCTCCCGGAGTTGAATGCATCAAGGATATCAACCTTAGTGCCGCTAGGCATAAGCATCCACTGTGGCTTACCAAAAGTCTGCGGATAGCCAATCCCCTCGTCGTGCCACCGGCAAGCAACACTTACACCGTCGATGCCATCCCACTTTCCAGAGGCGATAGCAAAGCTACCGTCATTGAAAATAATATCCTTGAGCTTAAACTTTGAAGTGCTTTCGAGCATTGACATAACACCTTTAGTTATCTGAGAAAGCTTCCGAATTTCGGCAGCAAACTGTGCTGCCCTACTTGTTTCAGAAAGCACCTACAGAATCACCCGAGGCTGGCGACAGGTCAACGGCTATTAGCGTTATGCCCGCACAGCGAACAACCCACGCCTCTGGAGATAATCAGCGAACTGGGTTGCACTAGGCCGATCCGGCGCAGCAGGCAGCAATCGCTTGCTCGTGTTGCTGATGGTTGCGTATTCACGCTCCACCGCTCCGTCAACTTTCTCCTTCGTGACAGCACCCTTGCGCTTATCGATAGGATCAATGTCGTCGGCATGAATTTCTGCGGCCAGAGCCATCTGACCGTACTGAATGCGTGCCGGAAGGTAGCGCTCCGGCTTGTTCTCGCCATCCAGGCGAATCTCCCGGCGAGGCCAGGACAGCGCCTGATCGCCGGACGATTTGCGTCCCTTCCAAGTCATACCGTCCATCACCAAGGCGGCTCGGCGCAAAACAGCCTCTTGCGCAGCCTCTTCAGCCGGGATGGCCACACCAAATTTCCCGGCGTAGATGACCAGTTCAGCGGCAGTGGCGTAGCTTTCAGCATCCGGCACGCCGGTGCCGTCCTCGATGATGAGCATGACTTATTCCTTGGTTTCGTTCAGGCGATCTGCTTCGGCCTTGGCCTGAGCTTCATCACCAGCAAATTCGCTGAATCGTACACCGTCGCGGGTGATGATGATCCACTGGTTATCCGCTTCCAGCTTGGGGATATAAACCGGCTCTTCCTTGGTGCCGTCCTTCTGGGTGCCATTCGACTGATGTTTGGTCGTGCCTTTGCCAGTAGGCTTTTCTGCGGCCTTGGCCTTGCCTTTGACCGGCGTCTTGCGTGTCTCGATCTCCACGTCAATCTCTACCGCCTTGTAGGCATCGACGATTTCCGGGTAATCGCCAACCACTGTGACCTTGGTCACTCCGCGCTCGACGTTCCGGAACAGATCCGGGTTGCGATAGCGTTTGTTGGGATCGAAGTCGCCGCGCTGGTTGCTGTAAACGAGTTCCATGATCTTCTCCCTGGCGGCCATCGCTGGCCGCACCGTTCGGATGATTTACGGGGTGGCCGGAGTAAGTTCGATCATCACGCCAGCAGTGACCTTGTCGCTGGCAGAGTGCTTGACCCAGTTGGCGGACGAGCCGACAGCAGCGAGCGATGGGTTCGCACCGCCGGCAGTTTCCTTCCAGCTGTAACCCAGAACATCGATGTTCACGACGCCTTCGGCGCGGTAGCCGATGCCGAGGTTTTCTTCGTCGTTGACTTCATAGGAGCGGAAGCCAGGCGCCTGGGATTCGGTGATGGTCACTGCGCTTGGCAGCAGGCCGAAGATCACGTCAACCGGGGCGGTATCGGTAACCAGTACCGGCTTGCCCAGAGTGCCTGGCAGCCCGCCGTAGATCACCACACCCGCCTCTTCGTACAGCTTGTTGGTGATGGCTTCGTCGACGATGTCGAAGTAAGCCGAAGAGTGCATGACCCACAGCGCGATACGGCCGAATTTGTCACCGAACTTGCGCATGCCGCGAGTCAGCGTCTTCTTGCCGTCGGTCTCGATGCTGGCCTCAACGACCATTGCAGGGTTTGAGCCGATGGATGCACGCAGCGCGGCTGTGGCGTACTGGACGAAGCCTTCCAGCGTGGCATCGGCAACGTCCTGGCCGATGATCTGGGAGAACTCGTCTACCGGGCGACCGCGACGCTTGAACGCCTCTTCGGTCGTCTGGTACGGACCGTACTTCCACGGAGCCTTGACGCCGACAGCTTCGCCAGCACCGATCTTCTTGGCGACGACCTTTGCTTCAGAGTTGACGTCGCGATGATCCAGAGAGCCCGCCAGCTTGTAGAAGGCGCGCTTGCGGAAATCACCTTCGATCAACTCGTTGTCGAGGATAATTGCGCCGTTCGAGGACGCGTTGAAGATGTCCAGGTTGTCCTGAACACGCTCCAGATATGCGGTCTGAGCCTCATCGTTGTAAATGATCAGATCGCTGTTCACAGTTGTTGCCATGGGTGAATCCCCTTACTTGGGCAAATTGAGGTATGCGGTTTGGCCGTGCTTGCGCTGGTAGTCGCGCTTTTGCGTGGCTGTCATTTCGGAGCGCTTCAGTGCAGCCTGGCCGCCACCCCCGCCCGGGGCATTCGTACCCGAGGCCCTTGGCCACAGGTGAGGAGCGCTTTCGCGCAAGGATTCCGCCCATTCGAGCGGGGTCAGAGGGGTCTTGCCGTCTTTGCCGAGAATGGTCTGACCAGACTCATCGACGGCGACCGCTTCGCCCTCTTCATTCAGTGAGAACACGCCTTTGGCGCGCAGGATGATGTCGTCAGTTGCTTCAGGCAGCGCGCCGGCCTTGAGTGCTGCGCCGCGTACAGAATCGCCCAGAACCTTGCCTTGGAACTTGGTGGCGAAAGCTTCAGCCTTCGATGCGCGCTCGGTGACTGCCTTGAGTTGCTTATCGAAGTCGCCGCGCAGACGCTCGGTTCGTTTGTTGAACACCTCGTCCACCTTGCCCTCTGTAAGCAGCTTGGTTTCCTCGTCCTGACCGGCGCGGCTCAGAAGCCCTTTGACGGCGTCAATGTCGATGCCCTCAAACTGGGTTTCAAACTGAGTCAGCTTGGTGGAGGTATCTTTCAACTTCCCCAGCAGCTCGGTATTTTTGGTCTTCAGCCCAGATACGGATGCTTCAACGGCAGTCGCGATAGCGGCCTTGATTGCCGGGTTTTCCAGGTCGATTTCGTTTTCTTCTGCCACGGTGATGCACCCCTTGGGTTTGAGTTACCCGCTTTGCAGGCAATAAAAAACCGCCCGATGGCGGCTGATTGGTAATGCTGGGTTAAATTCCCGCTCGCTCGAACGCCAACGGCTCAAGCTTTTTCATCTGATCCAGCGTCAGAGGCTTGAAGTTGCGGTCGAGCTGCAGTTCAGAAAAGCGCTCAAGCGTCAGCCCGCCGTCGCGAAACAGCTTGGCGCGGGTCGGGCCGAGCGCCTGATCCTGAAACGTCGTAGGTTGGAGCTTGAGCCAATCGTAATAGCTCAGATCGGCCCCGACCTGGCCGCCGCCATTCGGTCCCACCGAGGCGCGGGTAGCATCCTTGCTGAGGAACTTGGTCCATTTGGTCACGGGTACGAAGGTCGTCCGGCACCTGATATGAAACGGTGGTCGCGGTCCAGAATCGACCGGAAAGCGACGCTTATCCAAAGACCGGCAGATCTGAGTGGTCTTGCTATCGAGCGTGGCAACGATCTCAATCTCGGCGACAACGTCCGGGTTGGCCTTGATCGTCTCCATCCGAGCCTGAGAGGCGACGTGCTGCACAGCCGTGTGTACGACTGCACTGGCATTGCGCTTGGTCGTCGCCAATATGCCGTCGCTGTACCCAGCCGCCCTGGTACCGCGAATCCTGCGGATAACCTGAAAGTTCGTTTGCCCTTCGAAAAATCCCTGCCTGATGGCACCACTGACGCGCTCGCGCTCGGTAGTTGCCCAGTCCTTGATGAACGGCTCCAGCAGCTTGCCGCCGCCGTTGTCACGCACGCTGAGCGGGTTATTGAGAACTGCGGACCGGATAGCGCGTGCTGGCGGGACCACGGCATCAAAGGTGACACCCACAGGCGCAGATCGAGCCAACGACGTCGCCTCGAACTGGGCCTCATAGTTGGCCAGATCGATCAGATCCAGGTTCAGCGCCGTGGTATAGCGGTCGAAGATGCCGAGCAGCAGGCTGTCGACTTCGTCCAGCAGCTGGTTCAGCCGCTTGATGTTGTACTCGCTCAGGTCGGCATTGTTGAGCTGCTCGCGGACCGCTCGGTCGATCTCTTTGAGGAAGGGGGCGAATTTCTCGACCTCACCGGCCTTGAGCTGCTCCAGAAAGACCGAGTGCCGGATCGTGGCATCAAGTACCGCTTGGTTGACCGCCATCGCTCAAGTCCTCGTCGTCATCCAGACCGAGGTTATCGGTCTGTTCCTGAAGCTCTTCGTCTATCTGCTTGTCGGTTCGCTCCGGTGCGATCAGTCCCAACTTGCGCAGATATCCACGCAGATCGGCCTTGGCGAAGCCGCCGCTCTGCCACAGCTGCACAAGCGCGGTGATCATCTGCGGATCAGCACTGAGCTCGACGAACTCTTGATTCACAAGATAAGCCGTCTTCCCGGTAACGCCGAGGAACTGAGCGCACCAACCCAGCGCCCGGGTATAGGCCTCGTTCACGTTGGATACGCAGATCGCGAGTACCGAAGTGGACGCTGACTGGTCGCCTCTCGATTCTGTAGCCGTCTTGGCCGTCATCGACGACACAACCATCCGCGCGCCCAACTCGATCATCATCTGGTTCTTGTCGGCCATCGCCTCTTTCACCAGCGTGTTGGGCTGGGGCTGGGCAAAGGCGAAGGTTTCACCAGCAGGCACCGGGATCGGGGCGCGGGAGCCAACGTACACGCCTTCCTTGCGCGCCATGGCAAGCCATTGCTCGTCTACGCCGCTGATCCACGGTTGAGCCTGGCCACACCAGAACACGCTGTCCTCGTAGTCGGCGCTGTTTCGGTAATGCCCGAGATTGATCATGGCGATGTCGTAAAGCGGCGATTCGTCAATGCTTGGGTCGTTGTTCTGAGCGCCGATGAACGTGAACGGAATCTCCTTTAGACGTCCGCCCTTCCCTTTTGGCATGTACTCCTCAACCACCTCAAGCGGGCCACCGCCACGCGGGCCTTTGCGGCGCCAGACGCGACAGACGTACAGTCCAGCCTCGTCCAGGGCCAGCTCGCGAAACTGCTCCGTGCGCTTCAGCCCAAACCCATCCGCCTCTTCGTTCATCTCACGCAGCACAACCATGATAAGGACGTTGTGGCCGTCCACCATGCCGGTGCGCCAGTTGATGACGTCTTCGGCCGTGTACGTGAGGATGACCGAATGTCCGCCGATGCCGCTGTCTTCGTGGAAGTCCACGAAAAGACCATGCCGACCGGCTTCCAAGACCTTCTCAAGCGAGCCTTGCGACTGCTGATAAATGCTCACGCCTGCGCCGTTGGCATTGTCCTGCAGGTATTCAAGGTTCTTGGGGACCGTCAGCGTGGGGTCTTTGTGGAACGCCAAGCCAATCATCCCGTTTCGGGTGTGACCGGTGGCGTTCTTGAACACCGCGCGCTCGCGGTAAGCGTTGTTGCGCTCGACGTTCTCTTCTGACTTGTCGTGCCGGTTGATGTAAGGCAGCCGGTCAACAACACGGTGCTGGCCAGCACAGACGTCGCGCACAGTCAGCCAGCGATCCAGCGCCTCGATGTATTCGGGCCGCTTGAAGGAAACGTCGTTGTTCATCGGGCGTATCCAAGTTTGAGTGAGGTGACAGATGTCTTGATTGGGTAGCGCTTGGCAATGAAGTAGCCGGCGGCGTCGTTCATGTGGTCGTGACCCTTCTTCGGATCTTTGTCCGGCTCGCCCTTGTCGGTGTAGGTCTGGCGCTCAAGGCACAGGGTGAGCTGTGGGCACTGGTCAATGTTGACCTTAAGCCGACGCTCCCCGTAACTGTTCAAAAGCATGGCGTTTAAAGCATTTACGCGGTCCTTCACCTCGGGGTTGGTCGAATCTACCACCACGGTGAAGCCAGCCTTCTTGAGCAACGACAAGTCCGATTCACTGGCATTCTTGCTGCTGGTGTTCTGACCAGAGGCGTCTGGATAAACAGCAATAACGTGGCCAGGGAATCGCACCTGGATCTTCTCGATCATTTCTGGCGTATCGCGGACCGAATGAAACTCGTCGAGGGCAAGTGGCAGCCCTTCGCGAACCACATAGACCACGGCCGCCATCTTCATGACGTTGAAGTCCATGCCGATGTGCAGCGCCTCGCCCGGTTTGATGCGCTCAGTAGTCGCGCACTCTGTCCTGCTGAACGTGTAATAGACAACGCCGGAATAACTCTCGAAACCCGCTTCGTATTCTTGCCGAAAAGTTCTAGGGTCCATCTTGCGACGTGCCGCTTCCAGCTCTTCAGCAGGTACGTTGCCACCTTGCAAGGACGTGTATTGCCAACTCTTGTGGTCCGGCTCTGCGCCAGGTTGACCATCGAGATACGTGTCGTAGCAGTGATTGAAACCCTTGGGCGTGCCGATCCGCAGTGCATGCCCACCCTTTCGGGTCTCCCCACCGGGCAGCGTGTACTGACACGTTGAGAGCATTGGCCGCAAGACCTCTTCCCACGCAGCCCACGGACAGTCAGCCCATTCGTCCACCAGTACGAAGAACAGGCCTGATCCGCGCAGGTTGTCGTAATTGTCGAGGCCGACTACGCGCATGACGTGGCCGGACTTCAGCGTAATCGAACATTCAGTCTCGTTCGGCCGGTGTGCGCGCCATGCCTCCGGGATGGCTTGCTTGAGCCTTCGCCAGAACACGCGCTTGGCCTGCTTGAACGTCGGCGCGCCATACCATATTTCGTCCTCGACACTGACCCCCCAGTCGGCAGCCAATCGAGCAGCGCGGCGCATCTCAGCTTTGCCGAGAAAGGTTTTGCCAAAACGCCGGCCACACACCGCGTCACGAAAGCGCGCCTCAGGCTGGAAGCCCCAGACGTAGATATTGGCCTGCTTCGGAGTCAGCTTGACCGGCGGGTCAAAGGTACGGGGTAGTCGGGACATTCTCGTCTGGCTCCAGCGTGTACTCAGCAATCGCGTGCTGCTGGTCTGCATGGGAGCCCAGAGGTTTTTCGGGTTCGATACGGCGATTCACGTAAACACCGCCACACTCTTTGGCGGCCTGCTCGTAAAGCTGAGCCGTCAGCGCCAGGTTGCGCATGTTCTCGGCCTTCTCGGCCATTCGACCAAGTCCACGAAGTCGGTAAGCGCGGTTGGCGATCGGTATGTCAGTTGTCTCTTCCCGGAAACGCTTGCGCGCAGCGTGGAACAGCTCAGCCCAGTTCTTGCCAAGGCGCTGCCCTGCGAACTTCGTAGGGTCGTGCGATTCGCACTGCTGCCGGGTAATCTCGATCCCGAACTCTGTCTTGACCGCTGCAACTACCTGGGATGGCGTATCAAAGCAGGCGAGAGCCTGAACGATGAAGGCTTTAACCTCGCTTCGTAGTACCGCCATATGATTTCCATCCGTCATAACCTGTCATGGAGTCAGGCCGACTTAAGCAGACAGGTTCCGCAGGCCCTCGATATGTTGAGTTTGCCCACCTCAGCGGGCTTGTTTGCAGCGTCAGATGTGCGCCCATGACTTTCGGCACACTACGTCTTGAGCGGTCCGCTTATGAACGCCATAGCGCTCTGCCAGCGTCTCAATGTCGACGCCATCGGCGGAGTGAAGCGCTCGCATTTCCAGCACTTCAAACTCCTTCAGCCTTGCTTGTCCATTTGACTCGCCCTTCGCCGTTTGCAAGCCGGAGTCATAGGCGTGCTGCTGATTGGCTGAAGAGGTCACCCATTCCAGGTTGGAAGCGGCCGCATTACCCTTGTCGGCATCAATATGATTGACCTCGGCACCAAGGAATGGAGGCCGACCCAGGAACGCAATCGCGACCAGGCGGTGAACCAGCTCAGTTCGCCTTCCTCCTGGATAGCAGAGGTCAACGCTGAGATATGGTCGGGACTTACTGCGCCCTGGAGTTTTCAGGATCGTCCCTGCTTTGGCACAAGTCCGACTGGTAAGTCTCTTGATTCGACCTTGATCGCTTACCGCATAGTCGGGATAGGCCTTGATCGTTTCCCACTGCTCTTCCACTACGCAATCCTCAGCAAGCAAGTACCGCACGCACTCGCAATGGAGGCGCGATTTATGGATGGAGGGTTTTTGGCTGCCTCTACCATGCGGGCAACATCACTATCCGGAGCGCCAACACCGTAGCGCTCGACGACCGCAACAAACTCACTTACGTCATGGCCGCGCATCTCAAGCTTCGGCAATCCGTTCTGGGTGAACTTGGGCGCGCCGTACTGATCGGTCGCCTGGGCGATGTGGTACAGCTCATGCTCAACCAGTGCGCAGAAGTCCGCGTCACTGCACTGTGAGCAGTAATCGGCAGCCAGGGTGATGATGTAGCTGGGTACGTAGCCGAACCAGTCACGCATCTGCTGTTCCATGCGGGCCTTCTGCCAACCACCGGCACGGAACGCAACCTGTTCGGCCTGGCCCAACACTGTGCGACCTTGCTTAGTGAATGCAGAGGACGCCCACATGATGCAGATGTCAGCATCAACCAGATGGGCGTGGTCTTCATTGTGGATGCTGCCGGTGTCAGCAAGGATCTCGCTCTGTACCCAATCCCACACGCCTTTCGCTGGAGCAAGCCGCATGAACACGTCTGATTCTTCTGACTCCCTCAGCAATTCGGCTGGTGGCATTGGCCTATTCATGCCGCCTCCCATTCGGGCTGCTTGGTTGTCATGTTTTGTATCACCTAAATTAAGTCGTCTTCCTTGAAAATGAGGCATCTCGCCACCACATACAGACAACACTCACAAGCATGGAGCTACAAAATGGCAAAGACCCGATACCCCGCTCGCCTTGTTGCACACATCGAGGTGTCTTACCCGACGGCAACAAAAGAATTCCCGGACGCTCATGGAACCGCAATGTTCACCTTTGCTGATAAATTCATCTGTAACGTGTTTGAAACCGGTACGGTTAACTTCCAGGGAAAGCCGAGCCCAATCAAAGAGCAAATTTTGGCTGCAATTGATGTAATTGATCAAAACTAAGGACTCCGTCAGATCCCGCTCATCCGGCTTAGGTTGGGTGAGCGTCCGGTGCAACTCCAATCTTAATAAGCCTCACCTGCCCGCCCGTGTAGATATCTCGCTTCATGGCGGCGCGCACTGCATCTTCTGCACTTGCGCCCATATCCATCGCTGCTAGGGCATAGGCCGAGCCGCTTCCAATGGCGTCATGGTTTGCCAGATCAAGTGGCTGTCTCCATACCCCCGTCTTGTCGTCATGCCCGACCATCATCAGCTTGCCGTTATCCACGACGAAGCCTGAGCACTCCACCGGTTCTTTCGAAGGCGTGCCGAAGTAGGCAGCGATCAAGGCCTGCTCGTCGCATACGGCACCGGACAGGAAGAACAGAACGCCGTTGACCTGCTCGCACTTCGAGCAGTTGTCCGAAACGATCGATCCACCTCTCGTCTGGCGGGAGTCATAGGCGATCACGCCGTCTTTGTAAGCAATGGTCGTCATGCATTACTCCACTGTGCAGCGCGGCCAGATCGACCGGGCAAAGGCAAGCGCGCCTTGGTGATCGAGGGCGCACTCAAGAAGGATCATCGGGAAGGGTTTGTGGCCAACCCGGTAACCAGCTGGTTTCTTCGATTGCTGGTTAATGGAATTCGAGAAAGCGAGGGCGGGGTCTACCGCCCTCCTCTCAGTTACAGCGGATCGACACTCACCTTGTCGATGAACGCGTAGTGCAAGTAGGGATCTTGCTCGTTCGAAAAGCTAAGCGTGGTTTGTGTCGTCGTGGCGGTGAAGTCATACGTCAATGGAGCCCAAACGATTTGGGCAGATCTGGCCACTGGCGTATTGAAGGTGACTGTTTGACCTGCGACCTTGACGTCGATCACCCCATCGCCAGTGCGGCCAGTGGACAAGCTGTTGCCAGCGTAAAAGGTCAGCCTGTACTTGGCACCGATCGTGGTGTTGAAGTTCTGCTGAATGCCACCGCCATTTTTGTAGGTGAAGTTCGCCAGATCTACTATTGCGCTGCCATCTGCCGCTGCAGAGGTAGTAAAAAAGCTGACAACTTTGAAATACTCAGCACCGGACAGGAACGTAGTCCAGCCAGGCAGGAAATCCGCCTGGGCAGTGGTGCTAAGTACGCAGCTTTGGGCGCAGCCCGGCTGTTCGAAGCTGCCGTTGATCAGCAGGTTTGCGGCTGTGGCCGATTGAGCGCCACCAAATGCCATTGCGCCGAGGATCAGCGCTTTGGCCAGAGTTGTTTTACGAGTCATGTGTATCTCCTAAGAGGATAAAGTTGAGGCACTATGCGGCACGCACAGATGCACTGCTTTTTTCGCTCAAAGGCGATAGCTCGAGGCTCGGGGCCTTCACATGATTCAACGTCCCGCATCGGGAACATTTGATCTGGAGCTCGGTCATCTCACCCACACGGGCAAGAAGTCTTTTGCACTGTCCACATCTGAAATCTTTCAACATCTGCAAAGCCTTTTGGTTTTCTGCTAGGCTCCGCCCCGCTCGCGCGAGCAGTGAGGGCCTTGGCTGGCTTGCAGGCTGGTTCTGCGATCTGGCGGCTCCCTTGGGTGTTACAGCACCTTCTGGGGTCGCCCTCTCTTTTTTCGCTGCAACGCAAAAGCCCCGATCAATGTCGGGGCTTTTTTGTATTCGGAATTCGTATGGCGAGATCGGTCTACAGCGCTACGGCGTCTGCCGCTCCAGCACCTCGTTGACCTTGTCAGCGGCCTTGCTGGCAGTATCTGCTGCCTCGGTCGCCTTCCCTGCCGCACCCTCAACCTTCACGGCTGCCTCGGTGGCAGACTTGGCCAGCTTGTTCAGGCGCATGTCGCGCTGAATGGTCGCCTCGTCGTAACCACGGCGGGCCTCGGCAAGTTGCACGCTGTACCAGCTTGCGAGCTGCCACTGGGCAACCTGAAAGCCGAGCATCGCACCGCCTGCAGTCAGCATGATCGCCATCAACCAAACCTCGACTCGTCTCCACCAGTGGCGGGCGACGAAATTGATTGCGCATCTGTCCATCAGTTCATCCCCCCCAGTTTGGTGCGCAGACGAGCAATCTCTGCGCTCTGCGATGTGACCTTGTCGGTGAGTTGAGTGATCTGGCTGGTAAGGGCTTCGATCTTGCCCTCCATCCGACCTACAGCAGCAGCGAGCTCGTTGCGCTCTTTCGCGAACTGATCGGATCGGGCCTCGGCCTCTTTGCGGGCCAGGCGCTCGGAGTCGAGCAGTTCGTTCAGTCGGCGCACGGTGCCAATGTCGGCATTGTCCATCGCGCGGTCGGCAGCATCCTTGGAGAGGAATTTCCTCAACCACAGGAAGCCACCAAGTAGGATCGTGCCCGTACCGCCCAGCCAGGTAGCTGTGCCTGGGCCGAGGTCGGTTGGGTCCATCGTCACTCCAGATATTTATTGTGTCTGCACGGGACTGCGGACGCTCGGTGAAGGATGCGTTGGACGCAAGAAATTAAGTCTGCACAGACTAATCGTAAGTAGCCGGTTCATAGCAAGCAGCAGCGGAGCATCTTAAAAAACAGGTGCCTAGCTACGGCCCCACTACATATGAATGACATGCAGCAAGCGAAACGGTGTTACTGGTAACTATCACTGCCGCCGGTCTAAAAACCGGGAAAGTCATTTATTTGGATTTAACAACCCCCATAGAACCACTCATTCAGATAGAAAACGTAGCAGCAACCTGAGTTAAATTTGTCTACCGTTACGAATGGAAATCGCTTAGTTAATTTAAAGGAGCAGAAGATGGACCCACTCAAACAGGCCAAGCCGAAGGACGCGCCCCCGCTTGATGATGTAGATCAAATAAACAAATGTTTTCTAGAGGCTGATCGACTATATGCGGCAGCTTTCGAGGAGCTAAGCACTGTACCTCACGATCCAGAAACTATTCGACGGTTCTCTTCGATGAAACAAATCGCGGATGCAAAGTTCGCGGAAGCCCGTGCGCGCTGGCAGTACTTTAGGAATTACAGCCTCAGAAAATAGACCTTCCGATGCAATCTGCCTGTATCAGCGCCCTAACAGTGATCGGCGCGTATCGCAGTAGGCAGAATGCTTGAGCTAAGCGGGCACTGCATAACTGCTACTGCTCCAAGCACTAAACAAAATAGAAAACCGGACACAAAAAAGCCCAGCGGTAAGGCCAGGCTTCGGAGCAAGTTGCCGTAGGCAAATTACTCAATGTGGCAAAATGATGCCCTCAGCCGCACGGGAAGTCAAGCGGCTTGATTCATCTGGTAAATCACCGCTCCTACAGGGCTCAACGCCATTCGATCGAGGTCCTCGCAGCAGTCGAAAGTAAGACGAACCATGCCCTCCCAATCCCGCTCCCAATTGCAAGATTCCAGACGGCAACCGTACTCGGCCATCAACCAGCTGCGGAACCCTTCCGGCTTGATCAGCGGGTCGTCATTCGCCGACTGCCCGCCCTGGTGCATGTAGCGATACCGGCGCATGACGCCCTTCACCACGTACTCCAGTTTTTCCCGCTTGCCGGCCGTCATACGCTTGGACTTCGACATCACCATGCCGAACACCACGTCTTCTGCCGCCTCGTTGATGTCGTCGTCCCGGTTGGCCGCGTACATGTACTCCCCGAACGCGCGGACCTGCGGGTGAAGCCTCGCGATTGCCGACTGGATGTGCCCGGCCAACGCGCTGTGCATTGCATGGTTCGCTGTTGGACCACGCTCGGTGCCCTGCACCACCACCCCGAGCTGAACGACGTCAGAGGACTGGCCCGGCGCCGGGATGTAAGTGCAGTCATGCCACGCCTGACGTGCTGAAAGAATTTTCATGCTGTCGCCCTCTTCAGTTCTCTCGTCATTGCCCGGTACTTGGCCGTCAGGGCTTTCAGCTCTTCGATGGTGTGCTTGCGTGGTGCCTGATCCGATTCCAGCGCCTCGACCGCAGCCAGACCGATTCGAGCGATGAGCCCGATCCGGTAGTCCACGGCATTGCCGGAGAGGAATCGGTTATCAGCCTTGCTTTGCGCGTGACAGTTGCGCTCGTCGAACCTGAGGTGTGGTGCCGAGCCAACGCTGCGATAGTGGCCAGCATCTGTCTGGTTGCCGGACCAGTCCAAAGGGCGACCGCTGGATATGCACGGATGCCTCGCAGCACGATCACGCCACCGTATGAACTCGTTAAACGCCTGCTGGCATTCACGGACGAAATCACTGCGTGACTTCAGCTTCTCCTTCCGGACCTTGATCGCGGTGCGCTCGACCTGCGCCAGCGCTTTGCGGGCTTTGGGCTGATTCCTTGGGGCATCAATGATCGCGCACGCCGGGCTGCATACCGCCTGCCCGAGACGCTGCGGGAAGAATGAGGCCCCGCACTCCGGTACACGGCATTTCTTCGTCTTAGGGGCTTTAGCGGGCTTGGGGGCTATGCGCATGGCTCAACCTCCTTGGCCTTCTGCTGCTCTGGGGCGAAGTCGCCGCGCAGTAGCATCAAATGAATCGGGTCAGCCATCACCCAGCCATTCGAGCCGCACCACGATGTGAGCCCATCACCGACAACAATCCATGCGGCACCGACGTCACCGTTCTGAACCCGCTGCCCGTCGACAGGGTCGCGCCACGTGCTGATTTGATCAGGAGCCAATAGCTCGACCAGCTCGCAGACCTTGCCGACGTTTTCCGGTGTCGTGTGTGCCCCGACGATCAACGCCAGGTCGCCCGGCTTGAATTGATTGTTCATGCCGCCGCCTCCCACTGCCCGGGCATCTGCCCTTTCGGTTCAGTCCAGCGAACGCCCTTCTCCGCTCCGAACACATACATGCACTCGATCACGTCGCCCAGCTCGGCCACGGTCATGCGCTTGGTGCTCTCCCCGAGCATCACCACACCACCGTTGATGCCGGAGGCCATGCGCACCTCTTGGCGGGCAGCGCCGGTCATGAGGGCCTTCCAGTCCTCGCTGTCGAGCTTCTGCATAACGCCGTTGACGGGCCATTCGACTTGGCGGGAAATGTCGCCCAGCATTGCCCAGAGCTTGGCGTTCTGTTCCAGGGTGCGACGGGACTTCACCGGGCGCACGATGATCTCGATTGCTCCAGCAACGGCCAGATCAGTGGCGAAGAGGTAGGCCAAGCGGCACACCTCACGTACGCGGCTTGGGCCGGACGACCAGAAATGACGAGGCTTTGCGATGAGATCAGTCATGGCTCGCATCCTTGTCCATGGCGGCCAGCTTACGGCGAAGGCGCGCAGTTGGGCCTTCTGGTCTTGGCCCAACGAATTCCGCGTAAGTCGACGGCACAGGCTCGCCAGCAAGAACTTTCAGGCGACGGACTTCATCGCACAGCTCATGGTGAGACCTGACCATCTCCAGCGTCCCCTGCCCGTGACAGAAGCTCAGCAGGCGATAACGCTCGGCGTCTTTGCGCAGCACCTCGTTCTCAGCCCGCAACTCAGCATTCACCCGCTCATACGCTTCGTAGCCGGTCTTGAGGCCGGCGAGTTCGGCGCGAAGATCGTCACGCTCATCGGCAACAGCGACGTAGTTCGCGTGATGTCTTGCCTGCCACTCCTTGAATTGTTCGGCCTCTTGCTTGCTGTCAGCGATCAGCTCTAGCACGACGGAAGGCGTTACCGCACACAGAAACTTGGCCTTGGCCTCTCGGTCACTGCATGGCCCGGCCTGCTTGGCGCTCTTGGTACGCATAATGGCGATGTAAGCGTGATCGTCGCGAATAGCCCACTCACACCAGTTTTCCTGGATGGCGCGCCAGTTCAGATTGCCGCACGCCTTCGCCAGCTCTTCCAGCTTTTCGATATCGACGGTCATGACAGCAGCTCCTTCGGCACGCTTACGGTTTCGCCAAGGACTGAGGCGACAATGGCGCGGCAGGCGGCGACTAGCAGAGTCGGCGCTACCGTCACGCCGTCCGAATATTTAGTGTTGCGAGTGAACGCTAATGGCTTGTCACCTGCCCAGCCCGTGCACACTTGATGCTTTTCGATCAACGGCCCGCCCTGGCTCCAGTCGGTGGATGGCGAGTAGTTCAGCCAGCACTTGTATTCCTTGAGGCAGAACTCGTGGGCCGAAGCTTCTGGGTCGAACTCCATCTCGAATGCTGGCTTGCCGCGACGAATGACCAAGCCTTCGACTTTCTCGGCTTGAGCCACAGCCCAATCCAGCGCAACCCCGACCAGATCGGCCGTCTTCACTTCGATGAAATCAGTCATTGCGCACGCTCCTGTACTTTGCGGTCGACACACGCAACCCATGCGGAAGATCCGCGCTGATTGGTTTGGGCGCACAGATGATCGGGGGCCTGATTGGGCTCGCCGAGATTCAAGCCGATGAACACGCAGAGGCCGAAGAAAGCGCCGATCAGCAGGCCGTAGAAACCACCTTCGATCACTGCGGGCAACATTGATGGGCGGCTCACGTTGAATTCACTCATGCCAGTCTCTCCGCTGATTCCGCGATCAATGCCATGCGCGCATTCCGCCAAGCTTCGGAGGTGCGATCACGCTCACTACCTTTGTCCACCCACTCCCATACCGGGCGACCATTGCTGACCACATAAGCGCCATACGCGCCATGCACCCAGCATCGTTGCTGTTGCCGGATCTGCGTTACACCTCGTCCCTTCAGGAATCGCTCGTCACCGGCCTGCGGCTTTGGTCTGGTTGGCGTGGTGCTGAATCGAATTCTGGTCACGCTCATGACTTCACCCTCACTCCAGCGGCTTCGATAGCTTCATGACAGCGGCCAAGAATGAAAAAGGAATCGTCAGAAGCGGAGAAATCCTTTTCTGTAGGCAGCTTAATCACCAGCGCCTCGCGGGAGGCCTGCCAGCCCATCCATGCGCCATGAACTGCCCCACAAAGGTATTCATCCGGCTCTTCATCACAGCGGGTTAGGCTTTCCGAGGCGCAACCGAAGTAGTCTTCCTGACCCCCAATCCAGCCCTCAAACTCTTCACGTATTTTCTGATTGCTCATCGCCCCGCCCTCCTGCCAATTCTCGCCAACAGCAGAGCGCGCGCTGAGGCTGCGTCTACCGGGATTCCTTGTTGAATGATTCGTGCCTGTATCGCCTGCTCGGCCTGCTCTTCGGCAAGTTCCAGCTCGGTCTTCTGGCTGTCGTGCCCGATGCCGGTGAGGATCTTGCCGTCCAGCGGCTGCCCGGCCTGGGCGCGGCGGATCACGATCGTGTAGTTGTGGTCGAATCGCTGGCGCAGGCCCTTGTCTTCCTGCTTGGCTGAACGCAGGTCGAACAGGCCGGTGGCAATGGCCGCGACCTTCACGCCTTCGTGGCTGTAGACGCCCATCAATGCCTCCATCCATGCGTCAGCGCTCGCTGGCAGGCCAAAGTCTTCCGGGCCTGGCACGCACATGGCGATGAACTCGCCAACGCTGGGAGCGAACGGCTTCTTGAGCTTGCGGCACTTCTGGATACCGAACTCAATCTGCTCCAGAGTGCGGATACCCTCGTCGGCGAATTCCTTGATCCACTCTTCCTTGGCGGCTGCCAGAGCCTCTGTGGAAGGCCACGCCTGACGCCATGCGGGAAAGATGCCCCGTAGGCGACGGAACAGGTCATTGACCACCTCAGCGGTCTCCAGCGAGACGACAACGGGTGCGCGGCGAAGCTCGGCAGGCTGGTTGGACATGGTCGCCATGAGCTGGGCTGCGGGCTTCATGGGCTCACCACAAGCTCGCGAGCCCAGTCTGTGCTGTCGAAGTCTGGCTCGGTGCTTTGGCGCGCCGGGAACTGTTTCACGTTCGATGCGGCGGCGCGATTGCGATCGTTCAGCACCCACTTGACCAGCATCTGCACCCATTCAGCCTGAGTATTCATCTGGCCGCGCGGTTCGTAGTGGGCAGTGAATGCGCGCCGCGCCTCTTCGGTGAACAGGTCCAGTGCCACGCCGTAGTGTACCGAGTAGGTCTTCAGCAGCTTCTGGTCTGCATGCCAGTCGAGGGTCATTTCGCTGGGCATGCGAGGATCGACAGCTTCACGCGCAGAGAGAGGGTTTATATCTTCTCTTCTCTTCTCTTCTCTGGTCCGCAAACTGTCCGCATCGCTTGCGGACGTTTTGCGGACACGATTGGTTTTTCTGTCGTTACGCTTGCGCTCATTGTCGTTCGCGCGACGCTTGGCACTGGCCCCGTTGTGTTCGTCAAAACGAGGCATTACAAGGCTTCCGTCGTCCTGCACGGATGCCCACTCGACGTCGATCATTGCCTGGGTGAAGCCCGGCCAGCCGACAACAGCGTCCATGGCTTCAATGGTGTAGCCATGCAGCACACCATCATCGGAATGGGTGTCGAAGATGCTCCAGGCAACATGTAGTCCGCCGATGATCCGCAATCTGTCCGCTTTCAATGCGGACACCATGCGGAAAACTTTCGGATGCGTCTGAAGGTCGATTCGCATTTTGATCCAGTCTCCGGCCATTACGCGGCCTCCAATTTGGAGATGAGGTGCGCTGCTTCTCGCTCAATGACGAGTCGCTCTGCTTCCGGCATCTGGTTGTAATAGAACAAAGCTCGCTGGAGTTTCTTGGCTGTTTCGAGCAGCTCAGACTGGTCACCGAGACAGGCGCTGGTCAGACGGCCGCCAGCCAAGGTCATGCCCAAATGAATTGGTTCCGTAGGGTTTTCGAGAACGACTGTGATCCGGCTCATGCGGCACCGCCCAAGATCGCTTTGTCTCGACCGGCCCACAACGCCTGCAGCTTGGTAAAGCCCTTGCCGGTGACCTTGCAGGTGAACTTCGTCTTGCGCTCACCGGTTTCAGGACAGTTGTAGGAATGCGGCTCAGCCACCAGATACCCTGACTCAACCCGGCCTTGATATGGCGTGTTGTTACGGTCCACCCAGCGCTGCTGGCGCATGAACGCGAACAGACGGTTCTGGCCGGTGCCAATGGATTGGGCCACCTCCCGCACAGAGTGGATGCTGGTCGAGGTGATAACAGCGCTGAAGAACTCAACCTTCGGAGCATCGGCAACCAGCTTCTGCTCCAGCAGCTGGTTCTCCTGCGTAAGTTCGGTGTTGTCAGCCTCCAGATGAACGACCTTACGGACGTTGTCGGTCAGCAGAGCGAGTAGCACCTTGGGATCGTTCAGACTTGCAACATCGAACGCTGGTTTGGCGACCGCTGATTCTAGTTCGCGCCAACGCTTGATCACGGCCATGCGCATTGCAGCGCTGTAGCCGGTGAGCAGGCAGTCGGTGTGCTCACGGTCGAGCAGATACTCAGTCTGATTGCGGTTTTGTCCGTCGAGATAGGTGCATCCATAAATGGATGGATCTTCCTGAAGGTCCGCGAGCATCTTTTCGATGTCGCGCTTCACGTGAAAATGTTGCTTGCCGGTCAGATCGGCAATTTCACGCGATGACATCGTGCGCGCCACGTTTTGCGAATGTGCAATTTCGTGGCGCGAGAGCACAGAGTTGACTATGTGTTGGGGAATAGGCATTATTCGCTCCAGAACGAATTTGCAAGCGCTGTAGAAAAAGCCCGGCCGTGAACCGGGCTTTTTTGTGCCTGCGATTTAGGGTTGGTGTTAGTCACGTTTGAGGCCCTCTTTAGGGGCTAATTGGTACAACTTGGCTTTCGGTCGCCTCATCTGTGAGGGACCTCCCATTGCCAGGAACTCGATGGCTATAGCCTCAAGCGCCTCGGCAGTGCTCAGGCCCTTGCTCAGTGCAAAGGCCGCAACCCGCCGCTTAGCACCATCGCTCAGGTGCTCGTAATCAATTTCAGTCACCAGTCACCTCCTAAGTCCCTCTATGCGGCGCTAGACTTCTTCTCGTCCTTGGTCAGCGCTTCGATTGCTCCGTTTTCAACCGCCCACTCGATCATTTCGTACAGATAGGTCGCGTGTTGCATCTCCGCGCGCTCAGCGGCCCGACGGAGAATTCGGTCAAGGGTTTTGTTAAATCGAACCTTCCGAGGCATGTCTCGTTTGTGGGATTGATCGGCGTACATTTTTTGCTCCTGCGGCTAATGAATGGGTTTAAGCGGCTGATTTTCTTGCGGGAATTGGCCTTACTTCGTTGGCCAATAGCGAGCCGTCATCCATCAAAGTGATGGTGATGGTGCGACCTGATCGGTGCATCTGGGAGACGGCGCTCTGCTGAATGCCCAGTGCCTTGGCGAGGTCGCTCTGGGTGCCATGAGTTGCCAGGTACTCCCCAAGGGTTACTGTCTTCATTGGCGTATCTCTGATGGGTTTGTCTGGATATTAGCACTGCTGTTTTATAAAAAACAAGGAAAGGATTAGCAGTGCTGTTTGATTAACTATCAGCGCTGCTACTTAATCGCGCACATGAAGAAACCAACCAGAACACCGCTGGAAGATTGGCAGGAAGCCGACGCCGAGCGGTTGCGCGCCCTTTACAAGCGGCGCGTCCAAGAATCCAAGGCTCGCGGCGATGTGCCTACCCTAAATCAGGCCGAGGTCGGTGAGCGCTGCGGGTGGAATTCACCCCAGAGCGCGTTCAGCCAGTACGCGAACGGCAAGGTAGCTTTGAATCTCGATGCGCTGGTTAAGCTCGCGGCTGCGCTTGACTTCAGGCTTGAGGAGGTTAGTCCGACCCTCGCCAACGGTATCGTCCGAGCTGTGGATGAAACGCAGTCAAATCCTCGCACCGCCGATGCCGTCGTGGCGAGCACGCCCATCCCCGCAGGCGGCGAGAAAGAGATTGATCTGGATAGCAGCTATTCCTTCATCCCCCAGTACACGGCAATGGCCGCCGCCGGTACTGGCCACGACAACCCACACGTCGAGATTCGCAGCACCCTGGCATTCAAAAAGGAATGGCTGAAGGCTAAAGGCGTTCAGCCCAAGAACCTGCGTGTGATCTACGCGAGCGGAGAAAGCATGTGGCCAACGATCAGTCATCAGGACGTTCTACTGGTGGACAGCTCGCAGGTCGAACCCATCGACAACGGTGTGTTCGTGATCGAGAGCGTTACAGACGGCACGATGGTGAAGCGCCTGGTCAAGGCTGCTTTCGATATGTGGCTTCTCCGTAGCGACAACGCGGACAAGGCCTTATTCGATGATCGAACCTTCAGGCGTAGTGAGCAGAACGAACACCAGATCGTCGGCCGGGTGATCTGGCGCGGCGGGGATTTGTAGGAGGTCACATGGCACTCAACAAACCGAATCAGCAGCTAAGGCACGACCTGAAGGCTGCTGCTGCCGCACTGGATGATATGGCGCACGATCTATTCCGTGAGGCGCAGGGCCATGGTGATGCCGCGCTGATCGCAGCCATGGAGAGAATCGCCGCGCTACACGCACAGATTGATGCACTCAGGGCTTGTGCGGATGAGGTGAAGGATGGGCGGATTTTGCGGGAACGGGCTGAGTAGTCGAAGCTAAGGCCGGAACCGGTGCGGGCTTATGAGGCGCCCCTTTATGGATCAATTTTCAGGGAAAGACCATGCTAGAGATTTTAGGAAGCGACTCGTTTCTAGGCACGCTGAGGGATGCCGCTCAGGCCGGCGAAAGCGTACTGTTCAGGGGAAGAATACAAGTCGGCGAAACGGCCGCCAGGTGCTACATAAAGCCGTTCGCCACTCTTATAGGCTTGCCTAATGGAAGCAGCGCCGAAAACCGATCAGTTATCAGTGAAGCCCTAGGGTATTCACTTGCACAGTCCTGCGGGTTCGATGTCGCCAGTCGCGCCGGAGCAATCGTCCTAACTGCTGACCAACTACCCGAATCAGTGCTTGCGAAGCTAGCATCTCAGGACGCCACCGGAACATCTCAAGACGAATACCTAGCTTGGTTTTCTGAAGATATGAGGCTAGACGCCCTCATGGTGGAATGTCCGTCTGATGCTCCAGATCTGGTGCAGCAGAGAAATAGAGCGAGAATCGCCATTGATCTTTCGTCGAACAAGGTTTCGCCGAAAATAGCTTCGTTCGACGAGTGGGTGGAGAATAGTGATCGCCACCTCGGGAACCTGCTTGGATCTGCTGCGGCTAATTTGCTGCTGATAGACCACGGAAGAATTTTCAGAACGCCTACATGGTCTCCGGATAGGCTCGAGTCCAGCCCGCTCCCGGTCCGTAATGCCTTAATCGACCTGATCGAAAGCTTCGTGCCATCATGGAGTGAAAGAAGCCCTATCCGATCTGCGCGGAATTTAGCCTACAAGTCTTTTTCAGTTGCTTGGCAGACGAACGGAAGGAGCCAGGCCAGCTCTGTTTTATCTGAATTCATGGATCCCCCCGAGGTCGAACTGGTGCTAGAATTCCTAGCTTCTCGGCTGGATCCTGGGCAATACAGCGCCAAAGTAGGGCTAATGATATGACTATTCTCGCTAGGCTTAAGCAAAAGGTTGCGTCATCGCCTGTGCCGGTGCGCGTGAATGGTCAATGGCGCCCTATTCAGATGTGTTTAGATCAGGACGCGGACGAATATTTAAACGTAGGCATAATGTTTTGCCATGCAGGAAAGGTTGACGTTCGGATGCTTGATACATTTGACCGTGTCAAGTGCCTTTACGGCGGCCGAGTAAATATCAAGAGCCTGACCCATTATCTGCATGATATCGAGGAGTTCATCTTCTCCAGCAAGGATAAGCTGCCTGATACCATTAGTAGCAATGTCAGGCTTGGACCCAGTCTTTATGCTTCTGGTGATTCGCCGGAAGCTGTGGTTGAGGAGTTTTTTTCTGATGTCGTGACGCTGGGTAGGCCAAAGGACACATCGCGCAGTGAGGCTTTCCGATATACCTCAACGCCAAAGCTCCGCGATGGACTATTCCAAATTATGCGGCAAAAAATGGCATTGAGCGCTTCCGCGATCATTAAAGATGAGCGCTACCGCCTTCATCTCAAAAATGGCACGATCGATGTAGATGTCCCGCTACTGAGCTCAACTGCGGTTGGGTCGGTGGTGTCCGTTTGGTACAAAAGCCCGGTAGTCGCTGAGAAAAACATTCTTCAGGCCTTTTCCGATCTTACGCTTGTGTCGAACAACAGTGACCGGGTTGGGGCTTTATCGATACTGGTGCCGAATGAAAGAAGTGGAATGGACCATCTAGAATTCAAGCGCGTCTCTGACGTCATTGATAAGCAGCTCGAGCGCGTTGAGCGATCCGGCCTTGCAGTCATAAAAGCACCATCTACAGATGAGTTGGCCTTAAAGACTATCGACTGGTGGACTCCAAGGGTTGCCTAAGCAGGCTATCTCGTAGCCCGGCCCGGCGCCGGGCTTTTTCGTTCTAGCGCCAGGCAATCCCTCCGATCACCCCACCCCGCGCAGGCATCAACCTGCACATCCCGCATCGACTTGCTGATCTGCAGCTGACCTGCACACCTCCGATCTGACTTGCCGCCAGTGAGTGGTTTTTTGTGGGTGCGGATCATCGGACGTCGTTCACCTGCGTGGTAAAATCTCCAATCATTCAGGGAGAACTGGCGATGCGTAGTTTTGGCATTTTTGTTTTGATCGCGGGTATTGCGTGCTTGATCTATGCCATCGGCATGGATATATCGGTGCCCACCGGCTTGGGGCGAGTCAACAATCTGGGCCTGATGTCTGACCGATCAAACCTTACGCTCACGGGCGGAATCATCACGATCGCTGGATTGTTGATGGTGATCTTCGGGCGAAAAGCCTCTCAGCCCGAACCGCAAGAAGCTGTCGACACCCGTTCATGCCCGTTCTGCGCTGAGACGGTCAAGGCTGCCGCTGTAAGATGCAGGTTTTGCGGTGCTGACTTATCGAGTTCGCCTGCCCCGCATCCTGCTGGTCCATCAAGCGGCTGGACCGTCCGTGTTGAATGCTCATCTGTGGAAGCTTTGGAAAACGCAAACTCCAGATTTATAGAGCTGGGGCTGAGATCTCTTCCCCCGGAAAACCTGACTGCCCGTTGCGGTTATTTTGAGGATAAGGATGATGCCCAGGTGGCAACCCGGAACCTTGCATCCCGCTACCGCCTGGAAGCGAGACTGAGGCACGAGCCAGCCTGATCGAAAATTTTATAGATTGAGCCCGCCGCCGAGCGGGCTTTTTTGTGGGCGCGTGAAAATATATTAGCAGTGCTGTTGACAGCCAATTATCAGCAGTGCTAATTTTCACTCCATCGAGACGCAACAGCCCCTCAACAGGCCCAGCGGATCGAACCGCTCTTTACACAATTTGACGTGAACCAACGACGTACCGGCCAACCCGGTGGCGAGAAAGCTAAACCGTCGTCCATGCAGCCTCTGGCAGCTGCCGTGCTTCCACATGCAAGCACGCGAAACCACGCAGACAAACTGGCAATGCACCGAACACGAAATGTGCGGCGCTGGTGAGAGATGACTCGCACCTGGCGTGGTGGAGATAGCCGCAAGGCAGCCCAGGAAACCGTGGCAGATAACGGAACCCAGCAAGACCGAATTGAATTAGCGATCCCGATAGCCTCGGCTGGGAACGCCGGGCCTCATGCACCCTGCCCACCTACCGGGCAAACGAGCTGCAGCGTGCATGTTGTAGGGACCCGTGATCCAAGGCGAATAGATGCTGATTGCCGCCCTGGGGAGGAAGCTCACCGCCAACCAACGACCACGACCGGCCAGCCCTGCAATCAGCAGCGGGCAACGGGCCACCACCGATGACGCAGAAAGCCGCGACCGACGCCAGTAGCGTGTCGCGGTGCAGCACCAGATTTCACTGGCTGGCCTTGGCGACAGGGCCAGACAGGAAATCAACCGGAGGGCACGAACGTGCAAACAAAACGGTATTTGCTGACACACGATTGTCCGCATTGCGGCGCGAAAGATGCGCCAAACGAATGGGGCGGCGCACGCATGAGCAGTTCGGCGTGGGGCCACAGCTTCAGTTGCTGCAGTGACGAATGCGGATTTGCATTGGCGAAGACGGTCATTCCAGACCAAGACACAAAGGCCGGACGGAAAAGACTTAAAGCGTTGTGGGAAAAGCTGGCCGGACAAGCTGAACATCGGCTATCTGGCGAACCATACCAAGGCTACCCCTGGCGGTGACCGCAAGAACAACCAGCGCCAGCGTCAGCCTGACGAAAACTGCCCGATCCTCTCTATGAGAGCGCATCGGGGTGTGATCTGGAAAGGCGACTCCATACCGGGCGCGTTGTCAGCGCGCTGAGGCCTTGAGCCGGTACTGAATGGGCGTCCTTGCGATGACAAGCGCAGATCACACCCCGATGCGGATGAGTACACACCGCGAAAGCGGCCCCCTGCATCACCGCAACAAATGCAGAAGCGGCGTGGAAAGCAGACACGCTATCAACGACATGACTCGATGGGGATCGCTCCTTGGAGGTTGGAACCAAGGTGGGTAGGTAACGGCTCCCTTTTAGCCGGAAACAGGCCCTTGGATTCGGACGTACTGCAGCCTTGCCGAGCAATCGGGCGATACCGAACGCGCTGCGGCCATTACACAGAGCATGAACGTTCCATAGCCGGGGTAGCGTCCGGCCTTCTGCATTACCCCAAAACGGAGAATCACATGCTCCTACTGTTCCTGATCGGCGCAGCGCTCAGTCATGCGCGGCCAGAACCGCCACCTGATGACGGCCTGCCCACCGATCCACTGCGCATCCCCGTGATGCGCTGGCGATGTACCAGCGGGGCAAGGTCATTCTGGTGATCAACGTCCCGCCCAAAACCTTCAAATCAGATGCACCCACAAAGCCCGACACGTTCGGGCTTTTCTACACCCCGAACTCCCCCGACTGAACACACCCCGGCGCCTGTATGGCTGATACCCGTTCTTGAGAGTTCAGTCGAAGGAGTTCAGTTACTGAGGATTGAGTAATGAGCGAATGGATTTCAGTAAAAGACCGGCTGCCTGAGCTGAAAGATGACTCAGTGCTTGCCTATTCAGACGGCACGTCCGTACACGCCGAGCGTCATGCATGGCCAAAAGGCGGAATGGACATGGTCCACATCCAGGATTACTTCGGCGACGTGACTTGCGGTGTCGATCCGGCCGGAACGCAGCTTTACACGAAAATGTACCTGAGTCGTGGCGTTACCCATTGGCAGCCGATGCCCGCCCCGCCCACCGCATAACCCAGCCCCTGGAGGCGACCATGGCTTCAACAGTAGATGTCGCCTGCAAGTGGTGCAATGCGACCTTCACAGCTCGAGTTGCTGACAGAAAAAGAGGATGGGCGAGGTTCTGCTCAAAATCGTGCAAGGCCAGCAAGCAAGAAAAAAGCACCGGACAAAACGCAGCATTCAAAGACCGGTGCGCAGATAGAGATAACGGACCGTTCGATGATGATGACGTTTTGAGCGGAATGTCGGACATGGATTTTGGTGCAAGCGATGGCGGCGGTTACGAGTCAATCAGGTAAGTCTAGGAGGCGACCATGAACGCAGCAGCAAATGTGTTGCCTCTGACAGGCAGACCGGTATACCCCAGCACACCCGCCGAGCGGATGTGGGTCGAGTCGCATGCCGACTTGCTGATCCACGGTGCGGACGTGAAGTTCAAGCGGCGCGGCAAGGCTGAGCGGTCGGTCACTCATGCGGAGTTTCTGACGGCCCTGCAGGACCATTTGAATCAGCGCCAGATCGATGGTGAGGACCGGGAAGACTTCTTCGCCCAGATCGTCCTGAGCAGCTTCCACGGACAGCCAAGCGCTTCGGTGGCTGGCTACCTCATCGGAACAGCCAGGCCGCGCGACAAGCTGTTTGAGATTGCAGAGGGCCTACTTCGGCCCTTGGCGGCAGACGGCGTTATCGCCCAGCGCGAGGACGACGAACTTTGAGCCCGCACATCCTCATCGACAAGTTCATTGAGGTTATCAGTGATTACGACGGTCCCGATCCTCTCGGAATCGAGGCGCTTCGCCGGATCACTGAGTTCTGGCTCAACGAATCTATCACCCTCGAAGAATTTGACCATTACTGCGCCCGTCAGCGAAAGGCTGTTCTGTGTGCGCCAAGGAGATCGGCATGAACAAGATTCCTGAAGGCACTCAATACATTGAGTCGGGATGCGGTGAAAAGGGCTTCCGGAAATATGAAAAGGGTTGCTGGTGGTTTTTTGAGGGATATTGGCGCCATGTTGATTGGAAAATGGGGGACCTGATTCCTGTTTCGGAGCATCCGTTCTACGTCGCCCAGCCAGGCGCCTGGAATGGCGAAGGCCTGCCGCCTGAAGGTACAGATCTTGAGGCAGGCTTCGCGTGTGAAGACTTCAAGAAGTGGCACAAGGGCGTGTGCATAGCCGTTGGCGAATGCCCTGAAGGGCGTGAAGAGTTCTGCGTTGTGCGGTTCGGCAAGAAGATAGCCATGTATACAATGGACCATGGCCGCATGCGCCCCATCCGCACTGCTGAGCAGATCGCGGAAGATGAGCGCCTGGCTGGCATCGCTGAAATACAGCGCATCGTTGAAGCTGGTTTTGCCAGTGGCTCCAGTTCATCCGCATCGCTATGGGATGCTGGCTACCGAAAGCAGGTGTCGCAATGAGCCAGCCAATCGTGAAATCCCTGATCGACGAGCAGCTTGCCGATATCGAACGCAGCCTGAGTATCGTAACCGCGGGCCTGCCGCGAGATATTCCGGTGCGAATGCTTCCTCAGAAGCTGGTTGAGGCAGTGAAGACTGGCCGGCTCGCTGTCAGGCCGAGACAATGACCGCCGGCCAGCGCCGTCGGCGCCTGATCTTCTGGCCTGGCAGTTTCCCGGTTATCGCCGCCTTCACCTTCCTGATGCTCGCGCTGTCCCTGGCCGACCACATCACGCAGTAACCCTTCCCTATTCAATCGCAGCGCCCCGGTGACGGTATGGCGCAAGGACAAACTCATGTCTGAGAAGAACCTAGCCATCTGGAGCCAGGTGGAGAAAACCGACACCCGCTACACCAAGGCCGCAAAAGTCGGCGGCCAGCAGATCACCAGCCTGAGCGGTACGGCGATGATCATGAAGGCCACCGAAGTTTTCGGCCCGGCCGGCATTGGCTTCGGCTGGTCTGTGCTGGAAGAGCGCTTCGACAAAGGCGCCGAAATGTTCAGCGGCGAAGGTGACAAGCGCGTCAGCCTGGGCTTCGAGCTGAACCACACCGTAAAAATTCAGTTCTGGTTCAAGCAGGATGGGCAGCGCGGCGAGTTGGAGCAGTACGGGTGCACGCCGTACCTCTACAAATCGAAGTTCGGCACCACTACCGACGGTGAGGCGCCAAAGAAGTCTCTGACAGACGCCATCAAGAAGTCCCTGTCCATGCTCGGCTTCAGCGCTGACGTGTTCCTGGGCATGTTTGATGACGCCAACTACGTCGAGCAGCGCCGGGATGAAGTGATGATCGAGCAGGCGGAGGATCAGGAAGCTGAGAAAGAGCGCCAGCAGAACGAGCGCCTTGAGTTCATCAGATCGACAATCGAGACAATGAGCAAAGCCCTGTCGGTCGGCGAACTCAAGAAGATTCACGACTCGGCGGTGCGCAAGCTGACTCTCCGAAACGACAAGAAAGGCGCGGATCGCATCGCGCTTGAAATGGACAAGCAGCGCAACCGAATCGCGGGCGTCGAAGTGGAGAAATCAGCATGACCCAACTTTACAAACTGACCGGCCAGATGGCAGAGCTTGAGGCCATGGCTGACTGCGACGACGAGGGCCTGAAGCTGGCCCTGCAAGACACGATGGACGCCATCCAGGGTGAGTTCGAGGTAAAGGCCGAGAACATTGTGATGCTGCGCCGGAATATCGAAGGCGACATCAGCGCAATCGACAAAGAGGTCGAGCGTCTGAACGAGTTGAAGCGCATCAAGAAGAACAGCGTCGGACAAATCAGTGACTACCTGCGCCGGAACATGGAGGCGGCCAACCTGAAGTCGATCAAGCGACCACTGTTCACCATCACCCTGGCCATGGCGCCGGAGAAAGTGATCATCAACAACAAGGACGAAATACCGGATGACTTCATGTCGGTATCGACCTCAATCGAGCCGGACAAAAAGGCCATCGCCGCCCAGCTCAAGGAGCTGCGCGAGCACAACGCCGCCGTCCGCAAGCGCATGGATGCAGGAGAAGACGCCGAGGCCGAACTACTCCCCGAACCTGCCTGGGCTCATCTTGAGCGCGGCGAAAGCTCAATCCGTATCAAGTGAGGTAATCATGGTCACTACCGAACTGAGCGCCATCCAGCGCAACAGCATTGAATCGGCGCGCATCGCTGCGGCCACTGCCGACTTCGAGCTCGGAAACGGAAAGATCGAGCAGGTTGGCGTGTTCAAGCTTGAACCGCCACCCAAACGCCGGGACTGGATCGAACCTGACACGGTCCTGAAGCGGAAAGAGCCGGTGATAAGCAGGCGGGACCGTAATGCACTGCGCATGATGGCGGAATCGCTATGAGCCAGGTCCGAAAGCGCAACAACATGCAGCTCCGGCTTCAGCGCTCATGCCGTGCACTGCTCAAGACCAATCACGCCGCCGTTGCCAATGTATCCCCGCCTGACCGCCAGATCATGATCGACTGGCTGCACTGTCGGCAGATACGCAGCAGGCCGGTCGCGAATGCGCTGTGTGACATTCCGCACCGCTGGACCGTGTACATCGCCGTGTTCTGCCAAGAGCCCAGCGGCGCCCAGTACAGCAAGGCGACGGAGTTCACCACGGCCGGCATGCACCTGGTGGCAAGCCTGGAGCAGTTGATGATCGAGAAGCACGCCGAACTCTGCGTCTCGGCCAATCAGAAGCACGTAATTGGCTCGGGCTGGATCGCCATACCCGATCAGATGACCCTTACCGAAGCCCAGGCCAACGCGGTATTCACGGCGATGGGTGTTTGGCAACGGGCAAGCGCTGCATGAAGCGCATCAGTACAAGGGTCCGCACTCGACGCCGGGCCGAACAATTCCACCTCCCTCCGAGCGGTTATGAACATGACACCAATCTGGCGATACCTCACCAATGCAGGGGGAATGACTGCACAAATGCTGGCCGATGCAGCCGGGCTGAGCATCCAGACGGTCCGGCAGGATCTGGTCGAGCTTGAAACGCAGGGAAAGGTGTCGCGTCAGCGCGGCGCCGTCGGCAAGCCTAACGTCTGGTGGCGCACCGAGAAGCGTCCGCTGGACGGCTTGGACGTGCTGGTGATCATGGCCTTGGCCGCCGAAATACACCCCTCTCCCGCCAAGCTGAAGGAAGTGCTGGTCGACGTGGGGAGCAGAGCCAAGCATGCCGGCATGCGAAAGATTGTCGCAATGTGCGCAGTGTCCAAGGCCCCACATCAGATAGTGCGCACCGCGATTCAGGAGTACGACGCGGCAACGTTTGAAGAAGCCTTGAGGGCTGCGTGATGGCACTGACCCAGAAACAGCGGGACGAGCGTACAGCGCTCAAACGGCAGAAGGCCGGGGAAGAAGAATTGCGGCTCAGGGTGCGCCCCGGCACGAAGCAGGCGCTGATTGAGCTTATGGAGTGGGCTGACATCGAGGAACAGGGCGAGGCGCTGACCCTGATGATTCACCGCCTTCATGCGCTCGGGCCGGGCGGCGCGCTGCCGATGCTTGAAGCTCCGCGCCACGAAATCATAGTGTCGAAAATCGTGGCGCTGGAGTTTCACCGCAAGAGCATGCTGATTATTCAGAAAGACCCGGGGGATGAGGTTAGTGCACCGTTACTCGAATAAACAAACAGGGAAGCGACTGCGCGATACGATCATTTCCTGACCAGCAACAACCCCTCTTCTTCCGGATGCGTTTGTGTAGACCCGCAAACTCCTACCCTCTGGCATAGTGATTAGCAACTGATAACTGTCCTCGGTTGAGCCGTGAGACAGTGTGCGGGCAGCTATAAGCTCATTGAACTGCTGAAGGTCAATACAGCAGATTTCCTGATCTTCGATGCACATCATACCGATGAAAACCTTTGGATTTACCTCACCGGCACTGCGTATAGATGCCACGTGGTCAGCTCTAAATGTGAATTGGTACTCATTGGTGCTTCGCTTAGGCTCTTGCCCATACTTGAGGAACAAGCAGGTATCGGTATTGATTAAGAAAGCGTTGTTAATTTTAGCGTTCCCGATCCTCAACGGATTTATCGCTGTAAAGCTGTCGTGCTCAGCTATCTGCATGAGTGCAGCACCAAGATTTTGATGTTCCGTTCGGATTTTCATTACAGCTCCTTGATCCGGCTCCATGCCGGTCACCCGTAATACCCCATCCCAAACCAATTTGCCACCATCCGGTATCGGAGGGCGGCGCACGCATGGAGAAACGTCATGGGCAAAAGAAAAGACATTCTCGACGAGCTTAGCAAGGAAGAATTACTGGCCTGGGTGCGCACTCAGTTTTTTTCCAGGCTTCCGAAGCGCAGCGAAATTCTGTATGCCCGCTGGGAAAGGCAGTCAGCTGAAGCGCTCGAGGAAATGCGCCTTGAAAATCTGAAAGGCCCCGGCGTCGATTTGAAAGAGCGAGACCGTTTGGCCGTCAGATTCAACGAGTCGATTGACTCGGCTGAAAAGCTTCGCATCCTTGAATTAATCGAGCCGTACGACGCAGCCCTGCATGCCCATATCAAGCGATCGCAAGCCATCAACCGAAAGCTGAAACGAGTCGACGCACTGTACGAGCAGATCGATATAGAGCGCCAAAGAGAGTAGCTCTCTACGCCTAACCCCACCCTCACCTATTGCGCTGAACGCCTCGGCAGGCGGGCGGCTGCCGAAAAGGCCACGGAATCAATCATTGCGATGCTTTTCGCAGCTGTAGCACTCGTCAGCGGCAAAACTCTCAAAAGCGCTGGTGATCGAATCGGTTGCATCCTTCTGATCATCAAATATCTGATACTCGCCGCGCTTATAGTGAAACGCCACGTGTTTGAAGGCCTCGTTGAGCCCTGTTTCTTGATCTAGATACGTTCCGGGATGGGCTCGGCACTCTTTCAAAGCCTTAGTTTTAAGTAGGATTGATAGTGCGATTCCGTGCTTTTCCTCTTCCCGTTCCATTTCCCGCTTCGCCTGCCCCATTGCCAAGACCTCACGCCGATTGATTGAAGAACCAACATCTCATGTCGGCTTGATTTGTCAATTCACATTTTTCCAAGCACGCCACCCCGGCGAGGCACCTACCTGGAATTCGATATGAGCCAGCTCCACCAGATACTGGTAGGCGACTGCATCGACATGATGCGCACACTGCCAGATGAAAGCGTGCATACGTGCGTGACCAGTCCGCCCTACTACGGTCTGCGTGACTATGGCGTAGAAGGCCAGATCGGCCTGGAGGAAACCCCTGCCGAGTTCATCGCTCGGTTGGTCGACGTGTTCCGCGAAGTGCGCCGGGTGCTACGCGCTGACGGCACGATCTGGGTGAACATGGGAGACAGCTACGCCGGCAGCTGGGGTTCCCAAGGCAGGCCCCAAGGCGATGGCCAGATGTCCGGGCGTAGCGTTACGTCTGCCCGGCAGATCAATGAGCACCCCAGCTTCAAATCCGGTACCGGTGTACGCGGCCGCGAGATGGGCATGAAGCCCAAGGATTTAATGGGCATGCCCTGGCGCTTGGCATTCGCCCTGCAGGACGACGGCTGGTATCTGCGGCAGGACATCATCTGGAACAAACCGAACCCGATGCCTGAGAGCGTGCGGGACCGGTGCACCAAGTCGCATGAATATATCTTCCTGCTGAGCAAATCGAAGAAATACTACTTCGACCAGACGGCCATTCTCGAACCTTGCTCCCCGAACACCCATGCCCGTCTGTCTCAGGACGTTCAAGCGCAGATCGGCAGCGAGCGCGCCAACGGCGGAGCCAAGAGCAACGGCAACATGAAGGCGACTACGCGGAAGTCAAACGGTGTGGGCTGGGGTCACGGCACAGACGCCGACGACGCGCCAGCGCGGTAGGGTCAAAGACAACGAGTCAATGAACTCAGCCTTGGCGATCATGCCAACCGAGCGGAACAAGCGCAGCGTTTGGACTGTGGCCACACACAGCTTCAAGGGCGCCCACTTCGCCACCTTCCCGCCCGACCTGATCAGGCCCTGCATCTTGGCCGGTGCACCGCGCGGCGGCGTGGTGCTGGACCCATTCGGCGGTGCCGGTACGACGTCGCTGGTCTCGATGCAGGAAGGTCGCAAGTCGATCATCTGCGAACTAAACCCAGACTACGCGGCCATCGCCCGAGCTCGCATTGATGCTGCCTGGCTGGACGGCGCGGCGCAGATGGATGTTTTTCACGATGCAACACCAGCAGCGTGACCTTATCCCATTTTCCGGAACAGGCTGTCTCGGGACACCGATACAGATTTATAGAGCGCCCACATATTACCTTTCAATCGTCTGAGGCTCTCATCTGATATCCGGCCGGCCCGCAGATCTTTTGTGAACCCAGATAGCTGAGCGAAATAAGAGCTCTCAAGGTGCTCAGGAAAATCAACAGCTTTTAGAGACGTTATTTCGTTCACAGCACTAATGGCACGCTGGCGGTCATCTCCGGTATGAGTGACCAGGGCTTCGATAGCATTCTGCAACATGTAGTGCTTCTCATGGATGCCGTTCATTTAGCGCCTACTCCAGCCTGAAATTCGAAATACAAATACCCCACTTCAACGACTCACGCCACCCCGGCGAGGATGAACCATGTCCGAAAATCAGATCGATCCGAAAAAGCTCGAGCGGGCCATCCGCAAGATCAAGCATTGCCTGGCCTTGTCGCAAAGCTCTAATGAAAACGAAGCCGCCACGGCGATGCGCCAGGCGCAGGCGCTGATGCGCGAGTACCAGCTCACCGAGACAGACGTGAAGCTGAGCGATGTCGGCGAGGTGGAATCGTCCATGTCGCGCGCTGAGCGCCGTCCGCTGTGGGATCAGCACCTGAGCGCAGTGGTGGCCAGCGTTTTCAACTGCACAGCGTTGCGCTATCAGCACTGGTGCAGCATCAAGAATCGGCGGGTGGAGCGTGCAAAGTTCGTAGGCGTGAGTCCGACGCAGCATATCGCGCTTTACGCATACGAAACGTTGCTGGCCAAGCTCACCCATGCGCGCAACGAATATGTCGCGGGAGTGCGATCTGGGCGCTACCGCAGTTGCTATTCCGCGCCCACCGCCGGAGACCATTTTGCGATTGCATGGGTAGGTCAGGTGCGCAGCAAGTTGCAGGAGCTGATCCCAAGCGGAGAGGAAGCCGACGCCCTCCCGCAGCATAGCGTCGGGCAAGGTTTGGTCGCGGTCGAAGCCCAGCACCAGGCACTGATCAAGGCATATCTGGCAGACAAGCGAGTCGGGAAAGCCAGGAAGGCACGTGAAAGCGAGCTCGATCTGAATGCTCAAATCGCCGGAATGCTTGCCGGCCGGAAGGTTGACGTTCATGCAGGGCTCGCCAGCGGTGCGGAACACGCGCCAGCGCTTGCCGCGCACAGCCTTTAAACCCAGCTCAGACCACTCAGTCAGATTCAGACCGGTTTTTTTGAACGATCATGTACCCTTCTGTCCAAACTTGAACTAAACCGTATGACGTCACAAGGACAGTCTCGACGGCTCAGATGGATGATACGAATTACATAGCTCTACCCGAGGTGGCTGTGAACAACCAGAATTCGAGCTTCAAAACCGAACCTTCGATAGACCTACCGCTTACCGAGGACCTGCGCTACATCCTCGGCAGGCAGAGCTACACATGCGCAAGCCAGGCAACAGTGCTTCGCATGCTTGGCTATCAGATTGCCGAAAGCGCGGCAGATGAGCAGGCGGCAACACTTCACTGGATGCTTGTGCATTACATGAAGGATCCTGCGAATTGGCGCAGTAACGTCAAAGAAGAGTATGAATCGGCTATTCAGAGGCTTGGTCGCCCAGGCTCGTAAGGCTGGCCTGGGCGAAGGGTCAGATCAAACCGGCTTCAGCGTGAAGATCAGCTGACCATGGTCTGACTTACCGACACCGTTCTTGCATTTACCCATGTAACTACCGTGCACGGAAAAGATCGAGCCGCGCTCCACGCGGAGTACCACCCTGCCCGACCTCCTGATTACACCATGCTCGTCCATCTCTCCGAGGCGTAGGCGATTCTGCCCATAGACCTCATAAGTGCTTGTGACTTCCATTGTCCACTTGCCTCGTCGGTACAACAGCTCCGTTCTAGAGCTATTACACGAATATTTGTAGCACAGCGCCAGCGCACCGAGCGCCAACGAACCGCCAAGCGGCGGACAGTTGGTCGGAATTTACTATTGCGGCTGGAACCTCCCCTGCTCCCCTTTGAACGCTGCGCGTGCGCGGCACGGACGAAGTCATGCCTGAGATAAAAGAAAGACCGATCCTGTTCAGCGCGCCGATGGTGCGCGCCATCCTGTCCGGGCAGAAGACAGTCACCCGACGTGAAGTGAAGAAGAAAGCCGCGCTAGATTGCTTGGCCGCTGGCTTCGAACCTGCATTTCTCGCTCTGCCCGGGAATGCCGACTTGTGCCCCTACGGCAAGGTAGGCGACCAGCTTTGGGTGCGAGAGACGTGGTACTGCGATCACCTCGAAGTAATGCGCGGCCCCTACCTCAAGCCGGATGACCTGGACATAGGTGAAGCGCTCAACGCCGGGACGTTGGTCTATGCCGCCGACGGGCTGGCCCCGTACGAGCAGGAGCAGCCAACCTGGAAGCCAAGCATCCACATGCCGCGCTGGGCCTGCCGCATCCTGCTGAAGATCACCGAAGTACGGGTCGAGCGCCTGAATGCCATTAGCGACGTACAAGCACTGGCGGAGGGCGTCCGGTTGTACACCGATCATGCTGAACTCGGAAACTGGTATCACGTCGATGGGATCGAGACCTACAGCGCCGAGCCGCGCAAGTCGTTCGAGCTGCTCTGGTCGCTCATCAACGGCGCTGATAGCTGGACCGCTAACCCGTGGGTTTGGGTCGTCGAGTTCAAGCGGGTTACGCCGTGAAATGGTATGCGGAGTGCTGGCAGCGCATGCACGTGACATACCTCCGGTGCAAAGCCGAGGGAATGGACGACGCTTCGATCAGTAAGGCCGTGGACGAGTCCTACCCGTTCAGCTCCAGAAGCGGCCACCCGTACAAAGCGTGGCTTGATGCCCGTCGCAATTTCTTCCCGAAACACAACCTCCCGCTTCGCCGGGCCAAGCGCCCTCCGCCAGATCTACTGGCGTAACCCCCTTCCCTATTGAGCCTGCCGGTGATCGGCGGGCGGAGCTATGCCCATGACAGCAGAAAAAAGCGGTTCCGGAATCACGATGGCTTGCGTGCTCCCCAGCGCGATCAAGTGCCCCAAGTGCGATTACAAAGGCCACGGACAGTTGCTCACGCGATATCGAACCTACTGCCCGGCCTGCTTCGACGAGTTCATCCGCCAGCACGTCCCGGAGCTGGTACCGGACCCAGAGGGGAAACCGTTTGACCCAAACAGCCAGGTTGTAAACCTCTAGCAATATCCGCCGCATAGCGCGGCCCGCATGCATCGCACCATCTAATAAACAGCAGCCCTACGCGGACTGCGGGAGTCGAATATGGACGGAATTCTTTTCCTCTCACATGAAGAGGTTTGCACTCTAACCGGTGCCAGAACAAAAGCTGGGCAAATATTGGTTTTAAAGCGCAACGGAATCCGCCACACGGTCAAGCGCAGTGGTTGGCCTTGCGTAATCGCCTCAGCTCTGACCGGCGAAGCAACAGCCACACCGACAGATAAACCGAAATGGCAGCCACGGTTGGTTGGATAAATGGGCAGAAAATCAACAAATCCGGAAAGCGTCACGCGCCTCAGAAAACGTAAGCAACGCAGCGGTATCGTCTATTACTACTATGACATCGGGGGTTCGCCAAGAAAGGAAATACCGCTCGGATCTGACTATGGGATGGCGATCGTCGAGTACGCCAAGCTGGAGAAAAGCCGCACGTCTTCAGCTCTCGTGCAACAGGTGCTGACCTTCGCTTACGTCGCGGATAAATACATGCTCGAAGTCGTCCCTACGAAGAGCTCGGCGACACAGAAAGACAACGCCAGGGAGCTGAAGCAGCTCCTTAAATTCTTCGACGACCCGCCTGCACCTCTTGAGGCCATCGAGCCACAACATGTTGTTTTGTATCTTCGCCAGCGAGGCAAGACGGCTCCCGTTCGAGCAAATCGCGAAAAGGCGCTGCTGAGCGCCATCTGGAACTTTGCAAGGAGTGCCGGCTACACGGCACTAGCCAATCCGTGCGCAGGCGTCAAAGGCCACAAAGAAGTTGGGCGGGACCATTACATCGAAGATGAAATGTTCGCACGGGTATACAGCCACGCAGAGCAGCCATTGCGGGATGCACTAGATCTTTTCTACCTCACCGGACAGCGCATTGCCGACACTCTAAAAATGGACGAGCGCGACATTCGCGACGGTAGGCTCTCGGTTCAGCAGGGCAAGACCAAAGCGAAAAGGAGAATCGAGATCACGGGCGAGCTAAAGGTGGTCATTGATCGCATCTTGGCGAGGAAGGAAGGACACAGAATCCGGACTTCGAGGCTGATCGTGATGGATAACGGCCAGCCTATGACGAGCAGTATGCTGCGAGGGAGATTTGATGCGGCACGCGAGGCTGCCGGTGTCGAGAAAGGAGACTTTCAAATGCGCGACTTGCGAGCAAAAGCCGGTACCGATAAAGCCGAGTCGAGTGGCGACATTCTTCAAGCACGCGATCAGCTCGGGCACACAACGGTAGTCATGACGGAGAACTACATCCGCAAGCGGATCGGGAAAAAGGTCACCCCGACCCGGTAA